CTTACGTAAGACATAGCAAACTTTTGGGAAAAAGGTAAAACTACAAAGATACCTTTTTCCCAATGAGTCCCACCATTGCTGGTGTTTTTCCAGCAATGGTGGAATATAGTATGGTCAAAACTGTCAACTGACAGTTTTGACCAGCTCCCTACCATTGTTTCTTTCTCTTTATATAATCCGATAAATACCTTTGCTTGTTTCTCCTCTTTTAATGGAATCCTTTGTTTTTCAATTACTATTTGATTGACACAGTCAATCAAATAGTAATCCCTAGACAATATTTTTGGTGGACGGACACACAAGCTGTTTTGGAAGGTTATAAGTAAGGGATAGTCTAAACTATCAAGGGATATATCCCTTGATAGTTTAATTTGCGGATTGTTCTTGTGACTATAAGCACACTCCACGTCAAAATAAATCCAGTTATCCGTTTCCTTGAGTTTCCTTAAGGAAACGGATAACTTTAATTCAACAATGTTAAAAAATCTTTTCCTGTATCCCTTGAAACCAATAAGTTTTTTGGCTTCAAGAGGATGTTCTCTTAAAAATTTCCTTGCTTCACTGAAAGAATTAAATTTGTTTTGCATAATAAACCCCCCTTAAGTTATTGATTTTATTGACAAATTTCCTTTTGTCCATACATTGTGTTATTGTCCAATGTATGGACAAATTTTATCTCATACCTTTTCAAATAATCTTTAATTTTCCTTTTCAAGGATTTGTACAAGTAAGCGTCAGGGTACTCTATCCCGTCCAGGGATAGCGTATAAGCAAAATTCAAGAGATAATCTTTCAAATGTTCCCTTTCTATCCCGCTTAAGAGATAGGGAACATTTGAAATGATTTTATTTACATAACCATAAACCGATATGGGATTGTCCAAATAATCCCATATCGGTTTAAATTTTTTATTCTTTTTTGTCTTGACAGTTTCAGAGTAGTCTGGATTGTCCATGTACTTTTGGAACAGTCTATGTGCTGTTCCATGTGGACAATCCAATATTTCGCCTATCTGACGATAGGTGAAATTAAAGGATTTTCTCAAGACATATACATGCCTTGAGAAAATTCTTCTTTCGTCAAAATTCATTTCATAAATTTTAGTGATAGTCTTAATCCTTAGTTCGGGATTAAGACTATCACTAAAATTTTTCTCCAGGTTTTTTAACCTGGAGAAAAGATATTTTTTTGTATAGCAATTAAGATTTAACATCTTTCTTTCTCCAAATTTTTAAAGGTTAAACGAAAAAAAAAGGCAATACAATTTTAAGATAAACTTAAAATTGTATTGCCCACAGATAACCAACATAGCAACTAGCGATTATACTAGTTGCTACAAATACAAAATTTTTAACATAGTTTAAAATTTTCATTTTCCATACCTCTTTTTTTTCTTTTTTCCTTGACATTACCAACAATCACTTATCTATATGCTATACCCATGCCAAATGTATGATATACACATAATTTATATAAAATTTTTATAAATATGCGGAATCACTGGAAAAATTTTAAAATTGCCAAAATATAGACACCAATTTTTTTGATTTTACATTGACATTTATTTTTATATTGACAAAATTTGAAATAGCGATTTTACAAAATTTCATAAATGTATAAATTTTTTGAAAAATATTGTTGACAAAAATTGTCAAAAAATTACAAAAATTGTCAGCGTAATTACAAAAAAATTGTCAATATAAAATAGTCAAAAAAGCGACATTATATTCAAAAACCATGCCAAAATTATATATGCAATGTGTGTGCCATGTGTATGATATATGCAAGAGATGTGCCAATGGTGCATATGCAAGGGGTGTGCCAAGACGGGGGCGGGTGGCGCACTAGGCCTCTCTCACATATATAGTAAAATTTTACTATAAAGATTCTTATTAAATTTTTACCGTAAGAGTTTTTATAAGAGTTTTAGTAAGAATCCTTCTCTCACATATATAGTAAAATTTCATAATGGAAGCTTTGTAGAGACCCACTTCTATACGCATTAAGTCCGATGGAGCATTCTCCCCTCCAGATGTATGAGGAGTGTGTTAGAATAATTCCGTGTAATCCTGTGTAATCCTGAATTTTCGGGAATTTTGTATTTTAAATGATTTCAGTGGGTTAAATGGTAGAATGGGTGTTCTTACAGCGAGGATATGGAGTGAAGTTGGTGTTGTAATGTGTTGAAATTATTGTTTAAAAAATGAAATTTTGAGGAATTTGAAGGAATATTGAGATTTGTGGAGATTGAGGGAGGATTGTTCCTCCCTCCAGAGGTTGGTTTATTTGTGTGTGCAGTTTAGGTTGACTATGTTTTCGTGGTAATTTTTCATTATATTGTTGACGTTTAACCACTTGTTTTTTGTTGGGAGGAGTATTGTTCCCGTCAGTCTTCCATAAAAACCATATCTCCTATCGTGTAGCTGGAGGAGAACTGGGGTGGGAGGATGGAGTAAGGTTTCTAAGTATTCCTTCTCCCCAGTTCCCATTAAAATGACTTTGTCTATGGATACTCCACATGAGGATGCCTGCCTCTTTCCCTTCCTCCCAGACCTAACCTCAAACGTGTCTATGCCAGATAACCTGACTACACGATTACCTCTGAATGTGCAATTACACTCAACAGTATCACCATCTATTACCCTGACTAAAATACAATAATCATAAGAAGGTAAAAACGACGAAGAAAACCCAGAGAAAATAAAAATTGATGAGATTAATAATAAAAGGTATTTTTTCATTTTTGACTTGACCTCCTGTTTTTATAATTTTCCTTGACAATTAGTCCCAGTAGTTTGATAAGAGTATAAGCTTTACTTTGACGTTTTTCTTCTTCCCCAGAGTTTTTGCAATGAGAGGGCTGGAGACGAGGATATCTACTGTTCGTGTGTACCTCTTGTCCATTAAATCAACTACCTTCTTGACACCATAACCCTCTATGTAAATGTACTTCCCTAATAAATGCATTAAATCACGACTGACCGCAACATCCCTCCCAACTACAACACGCTTGTTAAGAGCATTTTTGAAAGGAGTGGCGTCACACTCAGACTCCCTGGGAGTGTAAAAAGTGACAGTTACCTCGTAAGACGTTACACTCCTTAACCTCTCCTTCAACTCCCTTATCCCTCCCTCCAGAAAAGATACCCTGCTCTTTAAACGAATGTTCTCCACAATTAACCTGTCCACCCCTACATCGAAAATCCTATCATAACATAAAAAACTACATAAAACTAAACTAACTATTAATAGCAATACTACTAACACCTCCTTAACCCTAAAAAACACCCCTCATACCTCCTCTTTTTACATTTATTTGTTGACCTTTTCTAAACAGAAGTACGGGAATGTGAATGACCTAGTGTCCTCGTCGTGTAATTCTACCAAAAACCCATAACCACCATAGTCATCCTTAATCCTCCCTACCTTCCCAATAAACTTATCCATCTCCTTTACCCAGACATCCTCCCAACCACCTTCCTTGCTCTCTGCCTTCCTCACAATCCTCACCTCATCCCCTATAGATAACCCCGAAGCCTTGTGATTTTCTACATATTCCTTGACACTTTCCTCCCTCAATACCTCCCTCTCTAACCTTGCCCTCAAAGTCCCTCTCCATAATTTCTCCTTCCACATACTACACCTCCTTTTTGTTGTTAACCCTTGACATTAATATATCATAAAAAACAAATTCATTAAAATAGTCTGCACTGTAAATTGAATATAAATAACCATAATGCGCAGGGACTCCCGTCTTTCCATCTAATAACAAAGCACCCCACACCCTCCTCCTCTCTTCCCAGTCAGCAGCAGAAATGGTGTCTGGCCTGTCCGTGTTATCCCAATAAGAAAAATCCTCATACTTGACGTTCTTTAACCCAAATGGCGGTAACTCAAAATTATCATAAAATAACATGCCATAAATTTTACCCTCAAATGGGAAAATAGCTACATCTAACTCGTAAAACTTCACAAACTCCTTCTTTCGCTTCTCTACCTCATCCAAAAAATCCGTTACAGTACCTATCCCAATACCTTTCCTCACATAAAAATCCGCTAACCTGTCATACACCTTCCTCGTCCACCTCTCCCTCTCCTTAACCAAATTCCCTAACAATACCTCCATATTACTATCAATAAACCTAACCCCCGTGTAAATCTTTACACTCATACTACACCTCCATCCGTTAAAATATAATAGTATCCTTGCCATCTATGTGGAATATACACATGATGTGTCTATTTGTCAAATAGAAATTTTTACTTTTTACTCTTGTGGTGGGTTGTTGAGGAGTGAGACTACGTATTCAAGTTCTACGTGCTCTGTTTCTTCTACTACACCCCAGTCCCATATTATTTCGTCTAGGGCCTCTTCTGTTTCTGCGTTTCTGATTTCATTCTTTGTCTGGTAGTAGTATGCCATAACGCTGCTAATCCAGTCCCACACTTTTTGAATTTCATTAATGACATCTGTATTCCCAGAATCTTTAGCAATCTGGTAGAGGGATAGGAAGCTGGCTTGTGTTCCCTGATTGTAGTGTGAGCATATAAAGTCCTCAAATTCTTTTTTGAGTTTTGCTAATTTATATTCTTTCAATTCATCTAGTGTGTACCCTGGAAGGGGTGTGTTTCCTTCCGAAATCCAGTCCATGATTTCATTGTAATGTCTGTTTCCAGGGTCCAGAGGAACAAACATTCCGTCTAATAAATATCCTTTAAGTTCTTTTGTCTCCATGTCTCTTACTTCTTTTACTTCCATGATTTAACCTCCTCTTTATAGTTCAGCATCAAATCTATATGGACTTGATAAGATTGTAGGTATGGTTCTCATTGGAATAATCCTGTCATTATAGGAATACGTTCCATCATCCGAATACCTGTAATACCTCAAGCACCTTATCCTTTGCATATCTGGAGGGATGTATTCATATGCAGTTGCAACATCCCCTTCTTCTAGTTGAACATAATTTACCTTTATCCAATCTCCTACATCTTCCAAGCAATTCTCTCCGATTACTACCCTAAATGCCTCTTTCTCATAAAAGTGTATCTTATCAATATCAATATCTATTAAATCAAACGTAACTGAGAGCGTCTGATACTCTCCGTTTCCAGTGTACGCAAGCGTCCGAGTCCTATAAACCGTGTCATCTGAATATTTTAAAGAAACCTCAATATTTCTTGGCTTGTTTGAGGCTAGCTTAAACGAAATCGTGACTGGGCTCTTTTTAATTAAAATGTCCGAAACCATATTCCCTTCTATCCTCTGCTCTAAAGGAATGACTCTGTTGGATGTTCCCTTCTCCAGTAGAGTTATCTTACATGATTGTTTTTCAACTATTGACTTTCCTGTCTCTTGGACCAGAGATTGGATTTCAAATGGCTGGAGGACTTTGTTGAAAATTCTTACCTGGTCTATCTTATAGTTTTTGCTGGTCCACTGGTTTCCTATATAAACCCAACCGTCATTATGGTAGAGGTAATTGCTTTCAGTCGCCTCTACTTCATTATCAAAAGTTCCATCAATGTATAATTTTAGATGGGTTCGGTCTATGGTAACCGTTATATTGTGCCATTGTCTATAATTTAACAGTGTGTTGGCATATAAGAATTTTAACTTGTCTCTATACCAAGTATTGGCAATATAACGAAATCCGTTTTCAACTACTACTTGCCGATTGTCGGTGCTTACTAACCATATACCAGGTTGCCTAGAATTATCCTGCGTAGTCTTCCACTGGTTGGTGTAACGATATGTTGTATCTTTTCCGTCAGGTGTTAGATGAAAGATATTTTGTCCAGCTCCTATATGTCCATACACATAAATCCATAAAGAGACTGTAAATTCGTTTGTCCCCCCTCTCTGAACCTTGTTTTCCGTTCTGAGCCAGCTACCCGTTCCTTTGTTGTAGTAATCTATACATCCGCCGAATTTTCCCATTCCCCAAACAATATTATTTTCTATGCAGTTATAGTTTCCCCCTAGGTCCTGTCCGTTTCCATCCAAAGGCCAGCAGGCAAGACAACTTCCATCTCCTAGAATATCCAGCACATCAACTGTAGCGCCCGCTTCTCCTGCAATCTCTATGTAGTTTAGACATTCAATTTTGTTATCGTCAAAAGCTCCGCTCAGCCATCTATCAAAGGTATATTGTTTATTATTCTGAATAATAAATTTTTGTCCTCTTTGCATGACAGTAAAGTCACCATTAATTATCCTGTTCTTGTATCCAGAAATTGTAATTCTTTCTGTTCCAGGAATTATTGTTTCTAGGTCTCTTATTACTGTCTCTGTTATTGGGTCGTATATGTAACTCATCTTAAGGAACTCCTTTGATTAAAGTTCAGCATCATATATATAATATGACCCTACATGAGAAATTGTTGGGTCTGTTCTCATAACGACAAGCTTTTTGAAGTGGTTGTAACTATTATCATCCATTATTCTGTAGTAGCGGATACATCTAAGATACTCCACATCAACAGGAATGTTTTCAAAGTATGTGGCTTCCTCTCCCTCCTCCATTTGTATGTTTTTTATTTTTATCCAATCTCCCGCATATTCAAGGTCTCCTTCTCCTATAACTAATCTAAAGGCCTCTCGCTCAGTTAATTTGTCTGGTTCGTTCGTAGTGTCTATGGAACTTAAATCAAACGTGGTTGACAATAACTGATAGTTCCCACTACCAGAGTAAGATACTGTATTCTCTGCATAAGTAGATTCATCAGGATTTTTGATAGCTACTTTAAAATCTCTATTGACATTTGAGGCCAGCTCAAATGATACCGTAACTTTTTCTTTCTGGAGGATTAAGTCGTAGGCAAACGTTCCTTCTATCCTTTGCTCCAGAGGAATAACGTTATTAGAAGACCCCTTATTGACAAGCTTTACTCTATAAAGCAATCCATATTTTTCCCGTTCTGTCATCTCTTCTATACGAATGTGATTAATCTCTTCTGCCGTTAATATCTTTTTAAAGATTCTTACTTGGTCTATCTTGAAATTTTTGTAGTGCCATTTATTTCCTATATAAAAATAGCCATCATTGTGTTTGAAATTTTCTGATGCCGTAAATTCGTCTGTAAGCTCTCCATCAATATATAGCTGGATGGTTTGAAGGCCTACGGTTACCACAATGTGATGCCATTCATTGAATGTTATCCCTCCAGTCGTCTTATATATTCCAATATCTCCGTGAGTAACCCCATCATTTTTTATAGTAAATTTTGTATTATCATCATGACAAAGCCATAGAGCTGGCTGGCGAGAATTTCCATTATTGTTATTGTTGTCTGGAGATAGATGCCATATGCTAATGCTCTTTCCAAGACTTCCATATACATAAATCCAAGCGCTTATGCTTATCTCATTAGTCCCGCCTCTAGCGATTTTGTTGTTTGTGACCATGTAACTTGTCTCAGGAGCATTATTGTAATCAATACATTCATATAGCATTCCGTCTTCTGTAAAACTTACATCGTGCCCAGTGAGAGGGTAGTTCCCGCTGAGGTCCAAAAAATCTCTATCTAAATTCCAGCAGGCCAAGCAACTATTATCGTCCAAAATATCTAAGACATAACCAGGGATTATTGTTGAGCATTGAATATCATTATCATCAAAGGCCCCGCTTAACCATCTGTCTGCAGTGTATTTTTTATCATTCTTTATTCTAAATAAACTTCCCCGTTGATAAAATCTAAAGCTTCCATTTATCAGTCTGTTTTTGAACTCAATAAAAGGTAGGTCGTCTAGGCTGGGACCCTCTGCTCGCTTGGTTTCATATAGTTTCCGTGTGAAAGGGTTATACTTATAAGCCATGTTTATACCCTCATTTTTTGCTTGATTCACTTTAAACTATAATCTATTGCTTGACAATAATCTACTTATATCAGTAATATTGACACAAGTATATAGAACATATAATGATTTTTTTCTCGGAGGATTAGCTATGAGTAAAATTCTGCTTCCTGCAGAAGCGCCTTTAGATTTATACAAGGCAGCCTTCATATTTTATAAGAAGTATAATCTAAACTTTTGTGACTTTCTTTTTATTTACCCTAACAAACCTTTCACGGTGAGGAATAATGATATTTTACTAGGTGTAAATATAGAAGTGAACGAAAAAGTTGTCAAACTCAATTCCCTAGAGGAAGCGGTTAGTTATCTAGGAGCATCAGATGAATTTGAATTTCTCTTTTCCATTCCAGACTCAGTTCTTTTAGGTTTTAGTGTGAAAGACAAAACCCTTACCTTAATAAGATTGTTTGAGTTCTTTTCTACCTACTATAGAAATCTAGTTAGAAATACGCCTTTGACAGAATTACTTGACAAAATAGACATCGTAAAATATAATAATCTGAAAATAAGTATCCAAAAAGATGGACACTTTATCTCTCCAGAAGAGCGACTTGTCTTATTCAAAAGTCCTGGAGTGGACTTTTGTATCTTTTATTCCAACGGGACAGTTGGAATACAGAAGAATTTAATTAGAAAGAAGACGCCCCTTCTCACACAATTATCTCTGAAGAAATATCTGCCGACCGAATACAATTGGTTTATTCACAGGCGGGGACATCTGCTGGTGTCTAAGTCAAATGTGAAAGAGGATATGATTGATGTTGTAAGAGAGGCCTTAATTAAGGCCTTGAAAGATTTTAAGCAAGATAAGGAGGAAACTTATGAGGGTTAAATATCCAATGTGTGTTAGTGGAGATGGCATCGGCAAATGGTTTAAACTAAATGCAAACCTGACAATCAAGCCGATGTCTGGAAGATTTATAGGGATGAACTCTAGCAATGAACTTGTGCTCATTAATGGAAGTACTGGAGGAAAAATCTTAGGCTGGTTAGACATGCCTAACGATGCTCGTGTATATCAAATGTCTGACATCTTTGAATCTACCCTTCATCCAGATTACACTTATAAGGCTGGCGACCATGTGTTTTTAATCACTCAAGACTTAGGAGACTCTTTGTTTAGAGTTCCTCTTGTCGGTGGTTCTTTGAGTGATGTTGTAGAGGGCAAGGCAATGGCCTTAGTAGTAAATAGTGATGGCCTACAGGGTATAGACACTTCCTACAGTGGCACAGAGCAGCACGTAATTATATTTAGTGCTGAGAGTGAGGAAGATATTATCGTGAAACCTATTGTCTAAATTTAAATGAACAAACTACTGGAGGTTATAGACTATGGCTATGAAAAGAACTGATTTTACTAAATACCTTTTAAAACTTGGTTATGAGGTATTTTGGGATAATTATGATGAAATTGGGTCAGTCTGGGAGCAATTATTTGATGAAGAAGATACAGATAAGCCCTACGTTGAAAGGATGTCCATGTCTGGACTGGATGACTTAGAGGAAAAGGGCGAGGACGAGCCAATCAAATATGATAAGATGGCAGACGGTTGGCCAATTCTTGGAAAGGTTAGGACCTTTGCTAAAGGTATCGCTTTCTCTATGGAACTCTATGAAGACACCCAAATTGAGCAATTATTCTCCCAGGCAGTAGCATCCTGGTCCAAAGCATATACAAGGACTAGGGATAGGTTTTATGCACGCTTCTTTAATGAAGGTGCATTGCTTTCTGGGTCTGATGTTTTTGATAATAGTATTCCTGGTGTAAAGTTAGACCCGACAGGAAAATTCATTTACGACGGCAAACCTTTCTTTGCTGATGCAGGAAATCCTCATCCATTGAGGCATTCATCGGATGCAATCGTTAATTATGCACCACTACCTATTGATGAGTCTGTATCTTTGGACGTAGCCACTCAAAATTTAATTGATGTTTACCAGAAAATGACTATTGACAATGCTAAAGATGAGAAGGGTGATGAGATTTTAGTCACCCCTGATACCATTGTTATTCCCCCAGCACTGAAATTTAGGGTGAACCAGATATTAAATTCTGACTATTTTCCAAAACTAGATTCCACTCCTTCTGCTATTAACCCATTGAAGGGAATGCTTGATGTTGTTGTATGGCCCAGGTTGAAAGACCCAACAGGGTGGTTCCTAGTCGAGAGAAAGCGTGGTTTGAAGGCTCTTAACAGGAAAGACGTTACTATAGATGTTTGGGAAGACCCAGAAACAAAACAGGTGAAGGCATCTGTAGTATGCAGATTTGGAGGATATGTAGAAGACGTACGTTACACTTTTGGTTGTAACATAGCACAAAGCTAATAGGAGGTACTTATGGCAAAGGCTACAGAAGATACGAAACTAAAACCAGGTCAGACTGGGACTCAGGAGTCTAAGCAAAACAACCCACAAGAGTCTGCAGCTAAAAATACTGGCAGTGGAGAGTCTAGTAAGGCTAAAGATTCGGCAAAGACTAAGTGGGTTGAGGTAAAAGACCCTGCAAAGGCTTTGGCTGCACATAAAGCAGGCAAGTTGGTTAGGAAGATAAGGAAGGGAATTGGTTTTGTTTATATCATAGAAAATAAATAGCCATACCTCCCTTATCATACAAAACCCACTCCCTGCCCCTATGCAGTTTAGTAGGGGCAGGGGAAACAAAGGAGGTATCTTAAAGTGTCTATTATAGCTACGGTTGCGCACCCTAAAGCAAACTCTTACTTAAGCTTAGAGGAAGCTAACGAGATATTTTCTGTCTATCCAGACATAGGTTGGGGAGACTTTTCTGACCTTGAAAAGGAAAATATTTTAAGAGCGGTCACGGCTAAAATAGATACTTTAAGATATCTCGGAAGTAAGTTCTTTGACAATCAGCCGTTAGAATTTCCACGGAAATATGATGTGCGTGTAGTAACTCCTGTATATTCGTCTATTGTAGTGTCTGGGATAGAACAAACGTCTTCGTTTTCAGTTGTAAGCCAGAATGACTATACTTACACAATATCGAATCCAGGTTCAGCTACGTTCTTACTCCCAGCATTCCCCAAACAAAACACACTCTCGCTAATTATTGTAGATACTGGGGATGTCTATGTGGATGACGGTGCAGGCAATTTGTTAGACGTAGGTAGTGGAAGTATAGTTGGTACAGTTAATTATCAAGAGAGGACCATCACCCTTTCTTCTCCTCCAGATAGTGACATACAGGCACATGGGGACTGGATACTTGCAGATAAGTTATCATCGCAGGCTTTAGTTTTTGATGTTGCTAAGTTTTTGCCTGATTTATTTAAAGGTGGCTCTATACATATAATATATAATGACGGCTCAAGAGAATATTTTGATGTTACAGGTCATAATTTGATGACTGGAGAAGTGACTTTGTCGGGTAGCTATAAAAGGTATCCGCCGACGCATATTATATTGTTTGCTCCCTATTTTCCTGAGTTAAAGAAAGCCGTAGAGTTGCAGGTGTTGGCTCAGTTAGGCGCTGACATTGCTGACTGGGATTCATTAGAAAATCGGGGAATAAAGTCTATAAAAATAGGTGATACTGCCCGCTCTTATTCTGGTGTGATGCCTAATACTTCTAAGAATGCTGCGTTAGCTGCCAAGTATAGGATTCATCCTGTAGTCCTAACTTTATTGGCACGCTTTACTATATACGGTAAAATGGAAAGTTTTTATGGAAAGATTTCGGTGTAGTAGCCATGACTGAGTATTATTCAAAAGCTGACTTTTTTAGAAAGACTTGTCACGGAGTTCTCCAGAAGGCTAGCTGGTGGAAAGAACAAGACCCTGTAATAATACCGATAGAGCAGGGTGTTGGAGTTAAGCTAAAGACAGATTATACAAAAATATTTTCGTTTGTTCGTGACCATCACTCTGCGTGTGATTACATGAATCACGGAACTTTCTTTGGGTCAGAATCTTTCAAATATGATATTACTGATTATGTTTGGGCACTGTTTGCAATAGGTGGTTACTCTGGATATGAAATTGTTGATTGTTTATTATTAGAAGACGGTCAGTTTTATTCATTACCTTATGGGGCTGAAGTTCCATACAAATACATACGACCTTCTGGGATAGGCCTTATTGACCCAGAAAGTTCACCGTATTTATATGGGTTTCAGCGATTGGACTCTGTAGCTTTTAGGATAGAGCCTTATTTAGTAGATAATCAGCATATTTACTTTTACATAACTCGTGACCTTACATACTGTTTGGACTCGGGTTATTTTTATGAGTTGGTGGTTATTGCACAACATAAAGATTCCTTAGCTTTAACTTATGGTGAATTTAAAAGGTTATCTCCAATGTGGAGAATTTATATGAGGCCGTTTACAATACCAACATTGGCTTTTTGCCATGATACTCCCAGAGAGTACATGGATTTCTTTGAGAATGTCATTCCTCAGAGAGGTTTATAATGGCGTCAAAGACTATAAGCGGTTATACGAGACAAAGGTTTTCGGTTTATCGTAGAGCAGGTGGGGTTTACTCAGACACATCTCTGAGGCCTTTATATGAGAATGTAGCCTGTAGATTTGTAGAGTATGGGCAAATGACGTATGATAGAACTCAGGAAGTGGAATTGGTAATAGGGAAGGCGCAGGTATGGACTGAGCATGAACTTCCTGGGGTAAGGAAGGGTGATATTGTAGTTTTACAAAATAGTGATGAATATGTCATTTTAACTATAGAGAGGCGTAGGGATATAACAGGTAAGTTCGACCACACTAAACTGATTTTGGCGTAACTATGGCAAAGTTTTATTCTTCTTTACCAAAAAGATTTAGGAAGAGCATGAGCATAGATTTGAACTTGGGTTTTGATGAAGATGAAGTGGAGCACGCTTTAGCAGACCTGAAACTTAAGCTTTATCACTCAGGTTCGTTTATTGCTTACATAGCTGCTGAAGAATACGGCAAAACGTTTTATAGAAGTATAGTTAAATATCTTCCCACGGCTACTGGATTACTACAGTTATCTGCCACTCCAGTATCCACGGGAAGCTTAGCGGTAAGAGGTAAAGTAACTCGGACTTCCAGGGGAACGAGTACACCAATATTTGGTTGGTTGAATAAACACTCCTGGAAAACAAGGAAGGCTTATAATGTAGAACTGAATCCAGATTTAGTGGAAGTTCAGTTTTTTATCCCTTATAAAAATTGGAAGCGCAGGCCCATGAAGGAATTGGGTTTTTACGTTACTTTTAAACGTGAGGCCTTTGATGAACCTGATTTTGAGGCTTATGCCATAATGAAAGGTATAGAAAACTATGATGTTGTATCCAATCATTACGAGTTGATAATGGATGCAATAGCTCAGGGAAGTGCGGAGTTTGAAAGGTTGGCGAATACAGAGGTTTATAAAACGGTCTTCAACAAAGCCGTTAAGTGGATAGAGCGTCATGTATGGTCTTAGGAGGAGGTAGAAGATGAATATTATAGATTATGTAGCTACATATTTATCTAATCTTCCTCCAGACCATCCTATTAATGAAGCTTTTGGGCAGAAGTTGAATTTTTTGATGGACGACGAATTAAATTTAGATAATAATATCTTCCTATATAGATTTCCTATAACAGAGTATTCAGAGACTACTGTAGATATTGAGGGGGTTTCGGCAGATATTATATCTTCAGAGAGGTTTGGAATTTGCTTAATTCCATTGTCGGGAAGGGGCATTAATTTAACCGACTATTCTACTTATCCAGCGTTTCTTTGTCGCTGTCGTCACAAATTGCCTGGACGGGCGTGGCGGACATTAGAAGAAATAATTTACGAACTTCACGATAATGCTAGGGTTTTTCCCCAGAATGGCGTTATCTACTCCACTCAGACTAACCCATCTTTGTTGTATGCAGATAAACGTTTGATTTATTGTTTTCAGGCAGCTTTTAAAGTAATTGTTGCAGAACGAATTAAATAAGGAGGGCTTTTTATGGGCATTGTAGCTAAAAATGTTAATTTTTATACCGTAGGCATTCCTTTTCTATTTTTATATAAGGTAGATGATTGGAATGATGAAAATAGGGTTGATTGGGCTGCTCTTTGGAGGGCCTACACTGGAGTCGTGGACTATGATTCAGGCCACGTGTTGAATGCAAACTCAATCACCACTTGTAAGACTCCAGAGGAAATTTTATCTAAAGCTTATGTAGGAAACCTGGCGTCTGCTGAAGTAAGTGGTGATATTAAAACTGTAGAGCACACTGTATCTGTTTTAGGTAGGAAAGAGACAGATAAGGTTGTGCTTATTAGAAAGGCCATTGATTACAACATCTCATTTGATGAGATGGATGTACATTTGAAAAATTATCTTATCTCTAAAGATGTAAACTATCCAGACAGGAAAAAGATAGTGGCCAAAACTATCGCCAGAGCTCCACAGGGAGGAGCGGATGACTTTGGAGAAGGCGAAATTGAAATTATGGAAAACGCATTGATTCAGGTTGGTGAGGACTGTTCAAGCTTAGAATATGTCCTTACCAGAAGGTTGCGTGACCAGGGCACTCATTTTGGACCTTTTACAGACAGTGGAACCGATTATTACTTGGGCGGTATTTTTTACTTCTTAGTTGCTGACAAGGAAAGAGAACCGCAGATAGAAGACGAGTTGGAGAAATATCGCAGCAGGATAATTTGTGGATATTTCGTTTATGACCCAAACGAGCAACTGATGAAACTCCAACCATTTCCTAGCGGGATGGATACTTCTGCCTACTCTTATGAGGATACTACAATCCATAGTAATATCAAAATGTTGGTGAACAAGGCTGAGTCTCCAGTAGGTATTGAAACAAATGCTATAGCTGCAGACAGAAGTATCTTAGAAGTTTCTGTTGAACATTATAGCTGGGATGTAGATAGTGGTGATACTACTACTCAAGTATTTAGTGTATCTTTACCTCCTGCATTAATGCGTGGGACACTAACTTTAACTATTACTGGAAAGTATTGGGATGGTACTGAGTGGAAAGAGAGGACTGAAGTATTGTATGGCCTTCCAACATCATCTGCTGCCACTGGCGATACTGCACCTATTGGACTAACTGATGGTACTGGTTCGGTGCTAACTGATTCTACTGCCTGTAGTGTAAACTACAAGACTGGAAATGTAACTTTAACAATTAATTCAACTCTGGTTTCCGATATGCAGTCTAATTCTATGCCCACACAGACAATGCAGATAAGCTTGTCTTTTGTATCCAGTGAGAATTCATATATTCTCTGGACTGGATTGACCTGGGCTAAAGACTCTAAGATGTTTAATTCAGCCAGAGTGGTTCGTCCAAGGCTAGAGATTGAGGGTACGGCTTTGGTAGTGTTTAAGAATAACGTAGGTGTCTCTTTTGTTCATGTCTTACCCAGAGTTGTATTTAAGCCAGATGGGACAATTGACTTTGCGAAGGATGACTGGGAGAAGGGCTCTTTTGTAGTATCGGTAATTAGAGATGATACGGCGTTTATTCCTTACTTACCAACTAAGGTTAGAGTGCCTTTTGGCTTTATTAACACTTTTAGGATTTATGAGGAAGAGTAATGGTGAAGGGGGTATTAACATCCCCTTCCTGTTATAAACATAAGAGGAGGTAAATTGATATGGCTACAAAAGAAAGGATGAATTTGAGAAATCCTGATTCATATACCCTGGGTATTCCTAAAATATACTTTTCTCCAATCCCTTACTCTGGAAACTTTTCAAGGTGGGTGGATTGGAAGGCCTTGGTCAACGGGATTTTCGGTATTACCGATACCACAGGGCAGGTGATTAATTATCACGGTAATGCTGTTGGAACTCCAGACGACATTAGGAAGAAGTATTACCTTGGGTCTATAAGCAATCCAAGTCTGGGAGGAGACCTACAGACTTTGGAGCATACAATATCTAACTTAGGCTATGAGGAGACTGACAGAGTTATTGTTTTACAAAGGCCGATTGAATATAGTTTCAGCTTTGAAGAGCCTGAGATTGAAAACTTGGGTAAGTTCTTTGTCTCCCAGCCAACGGATTTAGGTGTTACTTTACACCTTATGGAAGACCCAAGCTATACTTTCCAAGGTTCTTACAATTCAACTATAACTGTAATAAACAAGAGCATCGGCGACCCTGCAGAAGCTCTTGACGCAGTAAGGTCTGTATGGTTGAATGCTGGAAAGACAGGGGAACCACCAAATGGTGTTTATGGTTTTATAATTGGTGGAAACTATGAAGCTCCTTTGGTAGGAGACTGGGAAAGAAAGAGGCAGTGGTTGGCTTATGCAAATCTTGACTTTGCTACTGAAACAATTGGAACATGGACATATATCAGGCCTAAAGGAACTGCAGCCAATGACTCTTATGGTAGTGACCCTCTCTTTAGTGTCAACGATGCTGTTCTATCTATTGTGGATAGTCGTCCTTGTGTTGATGACTGTTCTGACTTATGGCGTGCAGATACTATTCTCTCTTGGAACGGTTTTGAGTGGGTACTTGCAGACGAGGGTTTTTACGGTTTTGCAGTGACTGGAACTAGAAGGGCGTTCAAGAGAGTGTTCGGTTGCGCTGTAATGACTATGGCCACTGAAATCGGAACATCTATGATTCATGTAATTCCTCGTTGTTCTCTTGTTCCAGATGGTAACTTCACTTTTGATATGGAAAACTGGATTACTGGTGGCTTTAGGTTATTCTGTCAGAGGGATGTTTCTGCAAAACTACTTGACAGAAAGCCTGTTGTTTCAATACCATTTGGATACCTACAGACTTTTGAGCTTATGCCTTTTAGTGGCTAAAGCTATAGGGAGTTGGCCCCTGACATTTCAGGGGCCTTCAGAGTAAAAGATAACATTCAGATAGATTTGGGGGGTTTTGGTTATGCCGACAACTAATCAGCATAGTGATGATACTTTATTTCAGATTGAAGAGATAGAAGGTTATAAGATAACGCCATTGAGTTTTGGAAAGCTTACTCTAATATCTCAAGACTTAATTCCTTTAGTTGACAAAATAGCAGACGCTTTCCCTCAGCTTACAATGAGTCCATCTTTGACTCTTAGAGACATAATTAAAATCGCTTTCTTCATTCTCCCAGATATAACTCCTATACTCGCTAAGGTGCTGGACGTGCCTACAAAGGAAATTGAGAACTTGCGTGCCGATGTAGCTGTTAAGATTGCTGCTGCAGTATGGCGTTTAAATAAAGAGGTTCTTATAAATTTTTTTTCAATAGGATTCGGGGAGACGAACAGTTAAGTTCTCCTCTTCCAGAAGAAGTAACAATAACTCAGATATTTTCGTACCTCATCTCCAAAGGCCATTCATATAACGACCTTTACTGGGTCTATCCCATTCAATTGGTTTATCAATTCTACAACCATACCTATAATGAAGAGAAACGTGATTGGTTAGTCTTAGCTAATCTTTTGCGTGTTGCTGCTTATACTGCTAAAGACTTGACTAAAGAGGGTAATGTAGAGATAAATAAGTTATGGACAAAATTGACGGATACTCTTAAACCAAGTAATATAATTAGAGAAATAAAAACAGATAGGAAAAGACCTAAGAAAAAAGTAGAGGCTAAAAACGTGAATGAAGCTGTAATGTCTGAGGATGATGATATTGTAAAAACTTTTGTTGGGTCTATTGGAGCACAGGTTCAAACGCCATTAAAAATAACTAAGAAGAGGGTGAGATAAATGCCTAACATGGAAGGTTTTACTGTTCCGTTTAAATTGATTGTAGATGCAGCGGGAAGTATTGACAAAGTAATTAACGAACTGCTGGGACAGTTAAGGCAGTTACAGAATAATGTTAATATCAAAATTGATGCAGACTTAGGTATAGATACGGCTAGGTTCATAAAGGACCTAAATAAAGTAAAGCTAGACGTTTCAAGATTTAAAATTGACATTCCTGTTTATGCAAATACAAAGGCCTTAGAATTAGTAAAAAAGACGGTAAAAGTTGACGTTGAAGCTGTCAAGGAATCTCTTACATCTTTAGTTGACTCCTACACAAAAAGGTTCGAGCAACTTGTAAATACAACCAAAGCTATTTCTAAACTTAAGCTCACTTCTCCTTCCCAGCAGAAAGAGTTTGAGGCACTTTTCCAAGAAGGTGTTAGGCAGTTAAATATGATGAAGACTGCCATTGAAAACGTGTATGCTCATCTCCAGCATTTATCTGTAAGGTTGGCTTCTGCTGCATCTGCAGGAAATAAACAATTGATAACGGAGATAGCTGGGCAGTATAGTCAGCTATCCAAAATTTCCGCAGAAGTTACAAAACGGATAGAGGAACGTTTTTCCAAATCATTTGACTCCTTATTGAAACAAGCAACGGCTTTTGCAAATGAAATAAATACTATTAGTGGAAGCTTAGTCATACCAACGTTCTTGACTGGGGAGGGAATACATAGGGGTGGATATTTTAAGGAGCTGATTGCAGAGGCTGAAAAATTTAAACGGGTTTTGATGAGCGTTACGATGGACGAAAAGCAGGTTGGGGAGTTACTGCAAGGGTTTGACTATAGTGGTATTTCTGCAATGCGGGCTGAAGTTAGTAGGTTACAAGGAGAAATGTCTTTCCTTATTGATACTATACAAAAAGTAAAAGGGGAAGGAGGAGAGGAAGGAGCAAAGAAAGAAATTGATATTTCCCCGTATTTAAAGAAGTTCAAGGAAATTCGCTCCCAATTACTTCGTGTAAGTGAGGAATATAAAGCTTTTGTTTCCCAGCAATTAGAAAGTAACCTGCAGCTAAAAACTGGGGAAGAAGGTTGGAGAAAGAGTTTAAATGTAATCTCATCTATTGTTGACATGGCTGCTAAGTACAAGAGCCAAATACTTACCCTAACCGAATATTTGAAAGAAGGATACAATATTTTAAAGGTGCAGGATAGTTTCTATAGCGCCCTATTATCTCTGGCCAGAAGTGGTCAGGAAGTGGAAGCTAAGAAGGTTGCTGACTTAGTTAAAGAGTCGAAATTTTTAGAGCAAGCAGAACAATACCTCAGTAACTTAGTTAGATATGAAAGAGAATACTCAGAGGCTCTAGGAAGTTCATTGGTTGGTGTGAGAGGGCGGAAGGTGTTTCTTGAAGAGCAGCTAAGGGTATTGAAGTCAATGTTTGTTTTAACTGAGGGGACGAATGCTGCAAATATATTTGACCAGTTAGTGCAGACTCAGGAAAAGCTAGCCGAAACAACTGCTCTTGAGAAATTTAAAAATGACTTAGCTTCCATCGGGACGACTATATCTTCTTCTCCTTTAGCTGCTACAAAACGTTTAATCAAGGCCGTAAACGAATATAGCTTGGCTACAGGGAAGTCTGCTGCTGAATCTGAAACTACACTTTCTGCTATCACTACGCTAATCAACCAACTTGTTACAAATTATAAGAAATTGGACAATTTGAAACTCCCGACTGAGACTGTACTAAACTTTAAAAAACAGATTGTGGACTCTCTTGATATAATTACTCAATTAGGAGTTGTTAGTGAATCTACTGCAAAAGAGATAAGAAAGGCCTTTGGAAGTGAACAAATAAAACTGGAATCTCTTTCCTTCCAGTTATCTGCCCAGAAGGATATTGCTCGTAATCTGGAAAAGGTTCTTGCTTTACAAGTGGCTGGAGTTGATGTGGTTAAGAACTTAGAGGAGATGGAACGCCAGTATATTAGAGCTAAGAGAGATGGTGTAGATATAGAAAATTTTCTCCTGAAGGCCGTTGAGAATAGATATGCTGTTACGAATAACTTAGTGGAAGTTTACAGGAGGTTTGTAGAATTAGGTAAAGATGTGAACTTGATGCCTAAGCAACAACTAGCTCAGTTGGAATCTGCAAAGAAAACTCTGGAATTAATTGTTGGGTTGTCAAAGAAGTTGTCCGAGGAAGAGCGTCTAAAACTTGGAGTGGATACGGAATCTATCAAGACCTATAAAACTGAACTTATGAGCTTAATTGCCGAGAGAACAAAAGAGGTTGAGCAGATAAAAGTATCGGAAGAATTTGAGTCTAAGGCCATAGAGCTGATACGGCGTAGAAGTAGGCTTGAAGCCGAAGTAAGACAATCTCTAGCTGAAGGGACTAAACTAATCTCGGAGGCTACCAACCAGTATAGAGAGTATTTGTCAGTCGTAGATAAGGTTATACTAGCTATTCAGAAAGGGGTGATAGGAGTTGAAGAAGACCTCAGCTTAAGCGAAGTAAAGAAAAATGTAGTGTCCTCTATAGCCAAAGAATATCAAACCCTAGTTTCTCTTTCCCAGAAGTATGAGGCAGGCTCTATTGAGCACATACGTATTCTGGAGCAACAAAAGAATCTGTTGAAGGGAATGTTAGACCTGGTTGGGACAGGTAAGTTTGAATTTCCTGTAGGTGGTTTTGAAAATGTGGAAGCTATTAAAAAGGCATACCAGTCTGTCGTAGAAACTATCCAGAGGCTTACAATTCCTACAAAAGAATCTATGTTTGCTATTGACACAAGTAAGTTGGTTGCTCTGGAAGAAAAGGTAAAGGTAATTAAAAGGAACCTGGAAGCCACAGAATTTAAAATTTCTATTGACACTTCGGATTTCATTAAAACTATTGATTCAACCGAACAGGTAAAAACTTCCTTGCGCAGTTACGCTTCTGCACTCCGTTCTCTATACACAGAACAACTTAGGAATAAGGCAGCAACGGATGAGCAGAGGATATCCACACTTAAAACACTCACTTCTGTAGAACAAGAGTTAAACATAACTACTGAATTTGAGCGTAGGTTGAAGTCTTTAAGCGACTATCTTGCATCTAAGAGTACAACCCTAGAGCAGTTCTTTTCTTCTCCAGAAACAGTCTTACAAAGACTTACTACGACTGAATTGAATACTTTGCAGAGGCGTCTTACTGACGTTGGCGTTGTTTTGCAGAAAGTATTTACAGTCACCCCCACAACTAATCCTTTTAAGGCCCTAGCTGACTCTGCAAAGGTTTTAGAGGATAGAATAAAAGGGGTGCGTGAAGTAATGGCAGGGCTGAAGGAAGTTAGCTTTGCTGATATTCTTAAGGAGCGTGAAGCTACCCTTACTGCCCAGATTAAAGAGAGAATAGCAGACCTGCAGCAAGGTGGAAATGTTATTGAAAAATGGCGGAGGCTGATAGAATCTGTAAATACTGCTCTTAAAGAAGGCGTGTCTATAAACGATGAAATGCTATCTGTCTTGTTTAAAGAAGAAACTATTTACAGAAAAATTTATGAGTATGCTCAGCAATTAGTTAATTATGCGACTGCAAATATAGATAAGCTTCCAAAAAACATACAACAAACCTTAGCCACTCAAGCAAACGAGGCTAAGAAAATCTTAGAGCAATATTCTGGAGTAGGAAATTTTGAAGGATACTCGGAATTCACTAAGTCCCTGACTTCTTTAAATAAACAGGTTGGTGTTGGAGAGTTTGAGAATATTACAAAGGCAATGAATCAGTTAGAAGAGGTTAGGCGTGTTATTAGTGAAATGGGAGAGGCATTTATTGGTCCTACTAGAAAAATCAAGAGCGACTATGAAGCTGTAGGTGGCTTTGTAGATGCTACCGTTAAAGAGATAAAGAAGTGGAGGGATTTAAATGACCAGATTTTGAAAGATGCTAACTTTATTAAAAATGTTGATGAAGAGACTTACAATATCAAACGGAAGGATGTTCAAGAGCTAAACAACATGGTTCGTCTTCTCCAGAGGGCACAAGAGCTTAACGCTCGTCTCCAATCATATTCAGTCAAGACAGGCGTTTCTCTGGAGGAGATGAAGACTCCAGAGGGTTTGTTGAAGCTAAACGAAGCTACTAAAAGCACACCTAAGCTCTACCTTGACATTCTGAAGGCGAACGATGAGTACGCAAAGTTATTGAAGCAGATTTCTGACACTATCCCAAAATCTAAGGAACTTCAGGAAATTTTTGGGGCTTACGCTAGTGCCTTTGATAAGGCTGCTAGAGAAGCAGATGAGGTTAATACAAAGTTAAAGACTTTAGAAACATTAAAAGAAAAGCAAGTCAGACGGGAAGCTGGTGCATCTATCTTGGATATATTTAGACTTAATTGGTTTATCCAGCTACGTTTATTCTGGCAGGCATACTTGTTCCTCGGAAGATTAAATGAGGAAGCTATAGAATTCCTACATAACATGAAACTTTTAGGCGCAATTACTCAAGCCTCCTCTCAAGATATCGAAACCTTAACTAATGCTTTTGATGAGCTAGGAAAGACTGTTGCCTATTCTATGTCTGAGTTGGCAAAAGCTGGAACAGAGATAGCTAAGGCTGGTTATTCTATCCAGGATACAATTAAGATTTTAGAAACAGGGTCTAAGCTAGCGTACACAACGGGTGCATCTATAGAAGATTCAGCAAACGTTATTACTACTGTATTACGTGCATGGAGTATGGATGCAGGTAGGGCAGAAGAGGTTTCCAACATTCTTTTTAATACAATTGTTAATTCTAAAGCCTCTCTCGATGGGTTAAAGACGGCTATTGGATATGTTGCAGGTATTGCTCCGCAGGCAAATGTTACTTTTTCTGAAATATCTGCTATGTTAGGTATTCTTACAAACGCTGGATTACAAGCGTCTAAAGCAGGTACATACACTAGACAGTTTATTAATGCACTTTTAAACCCGTCAGCCAAACTCATAGATTCTCTACATAAAGTCGGATTATCTTTGTCTGATGTTGACATAAAGTCAGGAGGAATAATTAAGGTCTTGCAACGGATGCACGATGCTGGTTTTAATGTAGCGGATGCTTTTGATAGTATGAATGTGAGAGCAGCATCGGCGTTCTCTGTATTGATTAGAAATACTGATATTTTAGAGGAATTTACAAATACGTTGGAGTCCCAGCAGGTATTGTTAGATGCATTTGGCGAGAGTGCTGATTCCTTAAAAGCGCATTTAACACTTATGGTAAATAGTCTGGTTACTGAGTTTGCAAAGAATATGGATTCGTTGAGTCCTGTTATAGAAGGTGTACTGGCTGGAGCTGAGGATATGATAACGGGCGTCTTACGCCTTGTAGAGTTATTTATTGGATGGATGGATAATCTTGGCTATACAGGGAAACAGACGGCAGTTAAATTTTCTGAAATAACCACTGTTATGCTTGCCTTAGTTAGTGCTATGGGACTCCTAAGTAAAATAATGCCCAAACTTATCGGCCTTTTTGAACTTTTCGCAGGTGCTCTTAATCCCTGGGTTTTTGTTGCTCTTACAACGGCCTTTGGGAGTTTCTTGGCATTGGCCCGAGCCTCTATCTCTGATATTGATGAGGTGACAGGAAAACTCTCAGACTTACGTGATTCTTTAAAAGAGCTCCAGAGTATAGCTAAAGAGGGTATAAATATAAGGGTGAAGCTAGAACGTGGAATAGAGATAGCGAATTTGGGAAATGTGTTTCGGGATAAACTGCAGGAGTTTTATAAAGTTGCATCTTCAGGGAACCAGAAGTTAATTCAAAAGATGTTTTCCCGTGGAGATGTAAAAGTAGTAGTTAGAGCTTTTATGGAGTCTGTAACTTCTGCACTCATGAACTATCCTGATAAAGATATACAGGAGATAGGTAAGCGCCTTCGTGACCAGATATTTACAATGGAAGCTGGACCAGAAGAAGTGGCAAGAACTGTTGAACAATTTTATACGACACTGACAAAGTTAAATGGTGCCTTCCTGAAAAACGCCGATATTTTGAAAGGTAAGTGGACTTCAGCGTTAGAAAAAGGGACTACAGTTCTTGAAAAGTTAGATGATACAATGCACCAGTTAATTGATTCGTTTAAAGTTTTGAAAGAAAAGAAAGCTGACCTTGAATCTTTGGATTGGGAAGCTAGCCCTCAAACAATAGATACGGTTACAAAGGCTTTTACTGAGAGTAGGAAGCAATATCTTGAAAATCTTAAAAAGACTTTTGCTATCATCCAAGCATCTTTCTCTGCAATTCCAAAAACTAAAGAGGGGATTCCACAACTAGAGATACTGCAGGGACAATTAGAAAGGTTAAAAATTATAATTTCAGAAGTTACTAGTTTAAAGGGCGAGAATGCTATCTTTTCTAAAGACGAAGTGGCTAAGTTAAAAGAGATGACAAACGCAATAGATGAATTTGAAAATAAGATTAATGTAACAAAGGCTACTATACAAAAAACTGTAGATGAGACTATAACTGATATATCGAGTAAGGTTACACAAAAGACTAAGGAAAGTATTCAACAAGCAGACATGGCTATTTTAAAGGAGGTTGATAAACTACTTAAAGACCTAAAAAGTCTAACCTCAAAAGTTACTGTCGGCGTTAAACTTACTCTTCTTTCTCCCCAGAAAGGGAATATTGCCAACTTGAAAAAGGACCTCTCTGATGTTTACGAGAAGACTCAAACAATATTAGCTTCTATCACACATCTATCTCGTGGAGTATTTTCTTTATCCTCTTCACAAGCAAAAGAGCTAGTACAATCCCTTGAACAGATATGGACGGCCATTTCTACGGATTTGAAGAGGACTGCAAAAGATGGGGTGGTTACCTTTGATGAAATAACTAAAGCAGCCGAAAGATTAAGAAGCAGCACATCCTTACGTCAATTTAGCTTAGAAGGTTTAATGCGTGTTCTGGGAGTAGGAAGAGAGGCAGTGCAGGCTCTTGAGAATGAGGTAAATGCAGGTCTCCTAGATACTTTCAGTAATTTGGAATTTAAGATTAATGAAGTGGGTAAGGCCCTTGAGTATATTCAAAAGCATCGGAAGGCTTTTGATGCCAAGGATGTGAAACAAGTTGTTAATCTCTTGGATAATCTCTTAAATAAGCAAGTTCAGTTCTTACAAACTATAACTCAAGCCTCCACTTCTATCTTCCAGAGCGCTAACTATGCTATGTCGATTTCTTCTTCCATACGGGAGGCATTTACAGGGACGGCCTCTTTGGACGATTTACTAGGTGTTTCTGATACTATCAAGTCGCTGGAAAAACTAAAGGGGAATGTAACTGATGTAATAATTGAGTTTGATGCGCTTCATAGTAAGTTTGGTGACTTATCAGCGCTTTTAGGGAAGAATGCAGAGAATTCTATGATTGCGCAACAGGCATTCGCTAAGCTGGGACGAACTGCCTCACAAAGGTTGGATGGTCTTGTGGATAGTTTGAGAAGTAGTGCTACTGAAATAAAGAACATTACAAATGAAATCAAAAATCTTAATGTTGAAATAGCAAAGATAAAATTTGATTGGCTAAAGACCTTAGAAGAATTTAAAGTTAAGTATAAAGGACCTGAATATGAATTTAAGGCACAACAAGAGAATTTAATAAATCAAGGAAAGTATGTTCAGGAAGTTCTACAAAATAACCCTTCCATAGATACTGTTGTCTCTGCATTAACTGAATTTAGAAATAGCTTGATAGAGTTTGCAAAAGCTAACGCCTATCAACGTGTAGGAAAAGAATCTTTTACAAGGGCGGAGGAGATTACTAAAGCTATCATTCAACTGCGGGAGAAGCAAAAAGCTCTACTAGAGGCAAGACTTCAGATTCAGTTGAACTATTATGCTATGGTCTCAAAATTTGCATTGTCGGTGATTGACTTGCTGGGAAGGATTAAAGGAATTCTTGGAGAGCTTTACAAAGTAACGGCAGGGCAAAAAGCAGCAGGAGAAGCTGCTACTAAGGGTCAAGAGGGAGTTAAAGCACCAAAAGCACCTACTGGAGTGAAGCCAGAGGCAGGTAAGCTACAACCGCCAACTAAAGCAACTAAACCAACTACACCGCCAGCTCCTACTACTACTCCAGAAGTTGCAAAGACCCCCAACATAAATACACAAAGTTTACAGGAATACGCACAAAAGTTGATGGAGTCATCCCAGAGGTTAAAACAGTCTTCTGCTGATTTGAATAGTTTTATCAATAGTTTAAGTAAGTTAGGTGGGGCTTTAAAGAGACAGAAAGTGAATGTGTTGTCAGCTAAAGAAGCCTTGATGAATTATTCAGCTAGTCTCGGGACTATTAATAGTATAATTCAGCAAACTTTTAATTCAATGGCAGACACTATTAGGGGAACTTTAGCTAATGTTATGACCTCAGCACTAAAGCAAGCATTTGAAGGTGACGTGGATTGGTATGGATTGTTTAGTGCTTTTTACTACCAGATTATGCAAATGTATTTTGATATGCTGCTAAAGATAATGATGCAGGCGATGATTCAAAAGTTAGGCGGGAAAGAGTTAATGGATACTTTGTTCGGAACGTCAAATGCTTCGGCTTTTCAATCAGCGGTAGCTTCTAGTGCCACGTCTTTTTCATCTGCAGTTAATAATGCGTCAACTGAAATTATAACGGCTGGGCAAACATTTCATTACTATGTAGCTAACGCTGCTTTAGCTATCCAAAACGCTGCTGCTTCCTTGGCTGCAGCGTCAGCGTCAAGTGCAGCTAGTACTGCTTTTAATCCAGTTTCTTTGATGGGTCCGATGATGTCTTTACTATCTGGAGCTGCTGGAGCTGGTGCGCCTGGAGGCGGTGGAGCCAAGCCTCCTTCTGGTCCTTATAATAATCTTCAACTACCTAAGCCTCAATTCCCGTCATATAAGGTATTTAAAGGCGGTTTAATTCCAGGCTATTATACTGGGGGTGTAGTTTTAGATTCATTTGATGACAGTGAATTGCCCGCTTTTGCCTCTGGAGGATTTGCGGGATTGGTAAGGAAAGGGCAGACAGATAAAGATTCCGTTGTAGCAAAGCTTGCAAAAAATGAATTTGTAGTAAATAATAGGATTGTCAGCGAACTCGGGGTGGATTTTTTTGAAAAGATAAACCAGGGTGATTTTGTAAGTGCACAATCGTTACTAAATAAAAAGATAATACATACGCCAACTGCAAATCCTGTTAATACTGGAAGAGAAGTTATGAAGTTTGCAAATACATTTAGTAGCATAAAAACCCAGGAAGTAAGACCTATTAATGTAGGGCTGGAAATACCCGAAGCTGGAAAGTTCTCAAGGCGGGAGCCTTCAAAAGAAACAACAAAAGAGCAACCATCTAAAACGTTTCCTTCCCCAGAAACAGAGGCTCCAAGAGTTGAGGTGGTAAATATAGCAGAGCCTGCAATAGCCAGAAGGTATATTAATTCTACTGAGGGTAAGGAGCGGATTGTGAACATAATAACAGGACAACCATTATTTAAACGATACTTTTCAAAATTTTAAGGAGGAGATTGTATGGCTGTTCAGTGTGATTATATTAAAGGGCTGGCCTCTGACTATAAAGATATGTTATCTATTATAGTCGGCTGGCTTACAGGAGTAGTTGAAGGGCAACCTCCGTGTAGTTCAGCGTCTTGGACTAAACTACAGGATTATGTGGACTCGGATGGGGAACGATGTGTAATTTTAAAGAGTCAACCTGCTGATGAGTTACCTTTGTATGTGGGCCTCAAGACCTTTCGTGGATATGAGGGATTTCAACAGGAAGGGATTCAAATAAATGCCTACACTAATTTTGACCCCGATTTAGAATGGGATTGTCAGGCTGGCTCTTTAGCGGTAAGGGACAACTATAATTCCCAGTCTCATTTTTATGAGGGATGCCCTGCCGTTTTAGTAGGTAATCAACCCGTTTGTTATTGGTTGAAGGCTACAGACACACATATAGTTTGTATGATAAGGACTCCCACGGTTCCGCTAACATCCGATTATACTAAGTATAGAGGAGCGTTTGTTAATGAAATGTTCTACTTGGGATGGGGTAAGAGATTAGTGCCTAAAGAAGGTTATCCGTATCCTATGGTGTGTAGCGGAACTACTTATACCCTCGGAACTCCAACACGTCCTATTCAAAGGAATTTTGTCTATGATAATGTATATGGGTCGCTCAGACATATTCCTCCATTTTATTGGGACTACATGATGTATGAGGGGATACAGAGTTTGGTGTTTTGCTATTTAGAATACACCACTACGATTAATAGAGAACCCCATATAAAAACTCGCTGGCCTTTTGAGCACGTTCCCCCGACAAACTCCTATGAACCACACCATCCTGGGTCATTACCCTTAGCTGATTTTACTAACCCAATTTGCGGGCCTAAAGATTCAGAGGTTACTGCTTTGCTATCCATTCCTACAGTGCCTTTTCATGATGGTGAAAATGTTCCTTTTGGTGAAATGAGTCGTAAAGAGTCTTTATACGATGGGAAGCTTATATTCACTTACGACCAGGTTCAACTATCTAACAGGGCTTTGTACTTTGATGGCCTATGGGGTTGGTTTTCAACTTATCCTGTTAGAAATTCTTTTGTTCAAAGCTTATGTCATTGCACCTTAAAAGTATATGAATGTGGCTCGCATAATTACTTAAACGATATCGGTGTTCCTCTCCCAGTATCCGCCTACCCTCTGGGAGTGAAACACGACCAAATACAAGCACACTTTGGGTGGAATCCAGCAGAGATAGTAGAGTCGTTTAATGATAGACGTCTGCTTATCCCAGTTTACTATTCTGTTGTTAATTCTATTATGGAAATGCAATCGTGTACTCGTGAGGAATTTGGTGGTAGTGGTATATCTTATGATGATGAACAAGACAGAATACAAATAGCTGGAATCCTTGATGACTTATATTTTGTTCCAGGTTTAGGTCTTTCAGCACAAGATTTACTTAAAATAAGCACCCCAGATGGTGACCTTAATTTTATTGTAGTTCAAGATGTATATAGGTCAGGACCGTTTAATTTGGCAGTTATGAAATTAGGTATAAAAGAATGGCATGAAGAAAACCCTGGGCTAGAAGCTCCCAGAGGGTAAAGTATAAATGGAGGTAAACTTATGGCAGTACATTATGAATACAGAACTAATATAAGCCTGCCCGATTTAGTTAGAAACATAAAGGACTTCCTTACTACTTATTCTCCTCCAGATGTTTCTACATTAATGTGGACGCTGGAGTACTCGTTAGATGCTGACCCTGGTAATTCCTTTTATACAGGCCCTATAGTATATATCTTAAGTAAGACCGTAGATGGAGGGGACAACAAGATTTATGCTAAAATTGTTTATCAGAACGATACTATTTATATTCTAGCATCTCCTGATTATGATGACACGACAGATAATACTGCTGACTTGATTTTGAAGGGTTCGCAGAAGAATGAGGCTGAAACACACAATGATGATGTAGCAGTGTATTTGGTGGATGAAACCTTAGTAACTCCTCAAGATGCTTTGGTCTGTAGAATAAAAATGAATGCTGACTTTGACCCTGCCAATGACCTTATAGCAAAAGCATGGTATGTTAGACAGTTAGCTCCTTTACTAGATAGTCCTAATATAACTGATAGGAAAGAGACGGATATATTTTTCTGGCTATCGTTCGTTCGGGAAGAGGTTGGGGATAATCCAATTGATGTAAAAGGCTACTTTCAACATTTATCATTTGGAGTGTGTGGAGAAATTTTAACCGCAGATGTTGACCAGGGTAATGGTGTTGGCGTATATACCGCAGCAAGTTCTTTTGCGTTAGATAGTGAGTTGGATGAAGATGAGTCTCCTAGGACATATTGCGGTTGTGGCAACACTGATGATACTGCGGGCGCATGTATTTGTGTAGGTAACTGGGAAGGGAAGAAAACATGGTATTATCCAGGCACTATGTATGGATATGCTAGAGACCCCTTTGATGTACGCTTTTTTGTAAACCCTGCAAATGTCGGGTTTGACTTTACAGAACTTTGTAAATATTCCAACTATGCAGGAGTTAGGATATTGACTCCAAGTTATGTCTTTGGAAAGTATGCAGGTCTCTGGAGGATAATTGCACGACTTCCGTTTTATTACACTGATTTGCTTGGCCTGTATGCAGGGGATATTGTTACTCATACAGATGAGAGTGGCGACACACACTCTTTCATTTTATTCCCGTTTGTACATTACAACTGTTCCATTGCTGCAGGCGCAAGACGTGGGTATGGAGTTCCTTTACCAACAGAAGAATAATTGGACGGCGTGAATGTATGGAGATTGTTACTTTTATGGATTCTCTAATTTTTATGGTGGGCCTGAGCTTGTTGGAGTTACTCGGGCCCCTGTCCAATACATTTTACCTCCATTTGCCTGCCCAGAGTCAGGCGCTCCTAAAATACAATCACAAATATTACCTACCTACACTCCCGTAGGACAAGCTTTAGCGCCAAATTCATCTGCCAATGAACTGGTTCGTACTTCAATAGAATTCCCTAAAGCGAAAATCCAAAAAGATTTTGTTAACATCCACGGACAAGAGCTAGATGTTACTTTTTGTGGTTTTGGTATCTTTGGTCCTCCCTGCTTCTTCGGAGGCCACACGTATGTTTATGTAAATTTAAGACCATTTCTTTACGACAGTGAAATTTATGATTTATACGCATACGAACAATCCATAGAAAACGTTCATGTTTATAAGGTTTTTCACGGTATTTCCGTTCTTAATTTTACTGAAGTTAAAACTAACTTTTCTGCGCCAGCAATAGAAACTTACGCAGTACTTTGTGATTCTTTTAAAAGTAGTGTTGACAACTTAATAGGAGTGACAGAGAAAAATTTTGTTGAAGTCTTACTCACACTTCCTCAACCTAAACTGGATTTATTAGGTGGACCTGCGTGGAGGGGGCATTTATTTAAAGACCTCCCTACACCATTTCATCTTTTCTCCCCAGCTTTTTCAGATGCTATTGACATAGCTAAGGGACTGCATCCTAAGTATGCTTTTGGTTCAGAGTATAAGATTCCGACCCATATTCTTTCCTGGACGCAACTATATACTGAATCAATGATTCTGTTTTCTACGGTTACAGGAGATATAATCCAATTAAGTTGGGATATGATTCCCCGCTCTGCTATTTACGGTGGAAATGTCCTTTACAGAAATTTTTATGGGACGCTCTACAGAGGTTTTTGGTATGACTTCGTAATGTATGTTGGTAAGGGCGTTCCTTCTACCTTATTTTTAACTGCGGACTTGACATGCGTTAGCAAACCAAATCTACCTGACATAGAGGTATTAGATTCTATTAAACACAGCCATACTGGAAACGAAGTCGCTCCTTTAATTCTTCGGGATTTATACGCAGCTACATTCCCTCAAAGAGATTTTATCGTACCTCATTTGAACTACAAAGATTATAGAGGGGTGATAGACTTTTTAGATAGTCTGACTTTTACAGACGTGGGTGGTATTAAGCCTCCACTTTACGATATTTCTCTTGCTGGTTTGCCTAGTATTCTACTCACACCTTATTCTCCTTTAGATTCTGGAAAGAGCATATGCTATGGAACGGATTTGTTAGATACATTTATGGCTACACTGACATATCCTTTTTTGAGTGAAAACTTTAACATGGGTGCTTCTGCTTCCAGAATCATATATCCGACTCCAGAGTGGGTTGGGTTTACGGAGTATAGTTGTTTTGGTCTTGACAATCTGGACTCTATAGAACTTTCCTATAATTTAAATGCGCCGTCTCTTGTGGGGAATGACTATAGTTACCTACAGATGTTTGATGCCGATTTAAGTTGTAAAGTTTACGCTGATTTTGGGATGGATATTCTTGAAGAATATAAAGTTTTAAATAACTTATGGAGTAGCGGTCCTATAAATGTAGTGTCAGATTGCCCTTCTTTTGAGCTTGCAGATTTTTGTTACGCTGAATTTACATATCGTATTGACATTATAGATTCTATTGATTCGGCAGTCCACTTAGCATCGCCCGAACACGGCCTTTATATCCATTCAATTCCATTGTTTACAACTACTTTCTGCAATCCTTCTGGATATGAGGAAGATGCGCAGGAAGCTATGATTATACATACATATGACAGCGACTTAGTTCCTGTTCCTTACGAAGCTATTGTATGTCCTCCACTGGAAGAGACTGAACTTTGCCCTGATGGTGCGCCGATATATTCGTTTGATACAGTAGAGTCATTTGAATACTTATATGAGCCGTACGGAGGGAATCTATATGACCGTATGGCTATTCCTTTAAAAACCATAGAAGTGGAATCAAATTATTGCGCTTTTAAAGGAACTATTCCAACATTTATATTTTATATTCCAAATACAGTTGAAGGTAGGCCTGTCCATGCTTACAACATAACAAGTACGATAGAGTCATTTGAATTTCCGACAGTAACATGCTTTCAAAGTGTCTGTATTTTTAATAATATTACTGACATCCTTGACAATGTTGTTTTCTTATCCCAGCCAAAACCAAATTACTTGCGAGATTTTACAAATATTGTTAAGTTTTTCATAACAGCAAAAACCGATATCATTGAGTATTATTGTGTAAATCCTTTTGTTGATATAATTGACTCAGTCTTATATACTGACTTTGAGCCTTTAATATGGTGGTTTGATTTTGCCTTGGAGTATGACTATGAGGATACTGGAAGGGAAGAGGTTTTATTGGGAATTCCCTTTGTATAAAAAATTTTAAAAAAGGAGTTGGGTTATGGCTTTACTATATCCACGTCCAGTGACTGCCTGTTACGGCGTTTGGTTTACACTGGAAAACGACATAACTTTACTTAAGTATTCGGGAAGGTTTGTTGGGTATTCTATTGACACGGGCGAGCTAGTTTTAGCTAATGGTCCAAATGTTAAGGAGATAATCGGTTGGTTAGATATGCCCAACGATGCTCGTGTGTATCAGATGGAAAATGCGTATGAATCCATGAACAATCCAGATTACACTTACAAAGCTGGGGACCAGGTATTTCTAATTAATTCTATTCAGACTCGTTTTCTTATCCCAGCGGGAAGTGTGGCTGATTTGAAAGTTGGTATGTCTTATTCCTTGACAATTGATTCTGACGGAAATCAAGTATTAGGACCACCCACACAATTACCTTCGTACGTTGTCTTGGATAAGGTTGAGGCCGATAACTATGTTATGGTACATCTACTAACAACACATTATTAATTTAGAGGAGGTAAAGGATGACTACTTTTTCTGAATGGTTCAACGTAAATTATCCAGGAGCGGGTGGTGGTAGCGGTGGTGGAAATATGAATACAGAGACTTATGACCCTGATGAGGATGGTATAGTTTCCAAGGCGGAGGCTCTCAGCGACGGAAACACTGAGGTTACTGCTTCTGAAGCTGCCGATGCAGTGTCTAAGTCTCACGAACAAAATACAGATACTGGAACAACTGCTGAAGAGTTTTATATTGAACTTGATGGAGCTCAAATTCCAGTTAGAGCACATATTGAAAGCACTAATAATCCTCACCATGTTACTAAGTTTCAGATAGGGTTAGGGAATGTAGAGAATATAAAAAATAATCTGAATGCTACACAACCACCCACAACAGTAGATGATGAAGGGGAAGGTTATTCTGTTGGTTCTAGGTGGATTGATGTTAATGAAAAGAAAGAATATGTTTGCTTAGATGCAACCGAAGGTGCTGCTATCTGGAAAGAGACAACATATATAGCTAGTGTCATCAATTCTTTTTTAGGCCTTTCAGATACTCCATCCACTTATAATGGAAGTGGAGGAAAGTTCTTACGTGTCTCTGATAGTGAGGATGGGATAGTTTTTGACACTGTACCTGAAGGTAATGAAGGAGATATGCGCACAGATGTTTATGACCCCGACAAAGATGGTATAGTAACTAAAGCAGAGATTCTTAGTAATGGAAGTACTGAGGTTACTGCTTCTGAGGCTGCTGATGCGGTAGGAAAAGCACACAATCAAAATACAGATACGGGAACAACTGCTGAAGAGTTTTACATAGATACTGAAAATGCTAATATTCCTGTTAGGGCCCACATAGAGAACACCAACAATCCGCATCACGTGACAAAGAGTCAAATAGGTCTGGGTAATGTTGAAAACATAAAAAATAACTTAAACGCTACAGTATCTCCTTCTTCCAGTAACGATAGTAGTGAGGGTTACTCTGTAGGTTCTAGGTGGGTTAATGTTGACTCAAAAAAGGAATACGTTTGTCTGGATGCGACTGAGGGTGCTGCTATCTGGAAAGAGACAACATACATAGCAGACGTTATTACCACGTTTTTAGGATTGTCTGATACTCCAGATACCTACAGTGGAAGTGGAGGAAAGTTTGTTCAAGTTTCTGAGAATGAAGATGGCTTAGTTTTTACTGAGTCCGCTCCAAACGATATAACTGCCCTGGAGATTCTAAATAAACTAAAAACGGTTGACGGAGCTGGTAGCGGACTTGATACTGATTTTATTAGAGGCCTTCCTGGGGATTTCACTTGCAGTAAGAATCCAATTGGATTTACTAAACTTCCAAACGGTATAATAATCCAATGGGGTAGAGTGGAAGAAGTTGAAGACGAACTTTGGGTTGTTTTTTATCCTATAGTTTTTCCAAATGACGTGTTATTTATTACCTTATCTACTCCCGTTAGATATAATACACATATTCGTATGAAAAAAGATGAGGCTAATGTACTTGTTGAGGTGACAGATGCCTGGTTTTCTTTTAAAGGCGCACATAAAGAAGAAGCAGATTATTATTGGATAGCGTTAGGCTACTAATTAAAAGGAGGTTATTAGCATGAAATACGGTGTTTTTGATGAGAAAGGATTACCACAGGGATTTTACGATAGTAAAATTCACGGTTCTAACATTCCGACAGATGCGGTAGAAATTTCCGATAGTGTATGGTTGGAGCTTATTCAAAATCCTGGGAAAAGGGCTTATGTTGGTGGGACTATTATTGACATTTCTGCTAAGAAGTGGGACTCTTCTACAAATCAATGGGTAGATAAAAGCACAGACGAAATTTTGAATCCTTTGAAGGAAGCAAAAGCTGCTAAGCTAAAGGCAGAACTTCAGGACTTTGTATATTCGCATTATGATAACGGCACACAAGCTAGTTTCCTTTCTCTTTACCAGCTTGCAAAGGATAAAGGCAGAACCGATATAATTACTGAAATCCAAAAGGTATGGGCATGGGTGAATACCGTCATGAATTACTACTACAACAAAAAATCCAGCATCCTAAACGCAACATCAATAGATGAGTTGAATGCTATAACATGGGATTGGAGTGAAGTAGAGGAGACGGAGCATATTGAACTATCCACAATTATGGCAATGTTTAATCAAGAACAGCAATAATAAAGGGGGCATAAAATGAAGATTTCGTTTTTTAAAGCAATTTCTTTGGTAGGTCTTTTGGCAGAGGAATTAACTGAAATCGCAGCGGACGGAAAAATAACTATCAAAGAGGCTATCGGTTTGGTAGAGAAAATTTGTGAAAAACTTGGAATAGACTTTGATAAAGAGGGGATAGATATTATAAAAAAGGAGGGCTAACGAAATGCCTTTCATTGGCGACATTATAACAAAACAACTTCCCCCAAGAATAGAGAAAAGGAAACTTTTTGGAATAATTCCTTATAAGAAAACTATTCTTGAGTGGGAAGTTTATGAGCCCTTGACATATGTGGATGAAATTTTTGAAATAAAAATTACAGTTCCGAAGGGAGCTACGACAGATTTCGCATCTACGCCTCGTATTGTCTGGCCTGTTCTTCCTCCAGTAGGACGCTACAGCGGGCCTGCTATAGTTCATGACTATATGTATAGGCATGGACTATATAATAGAAAGATAGCTGACTTTGTATTTCTTCATGCCATGATGGACATTGGAGTTCCTACCTGGAAACAAGTTGTAATGTTTGAGGCAGTCAGATTATTTGGGTGGAAATCATATAGAAAGTTGGAAAAACTCAGAGAGGGTTAGTAATGCAATTTGCATTTAATCCATTTACAGATTCTTTAGATGCCGTTGGAGGTGGGGGAGCTGGGTTTGCATCAGGAAGCATTATATGGTGGCCAGATACACTAGCTCCTCCATCTGGATGGTTAAAATGCGATGGGTCTTTGGTCAGCAAAGAAGATTACCCTGCTTTATTTGAAGTTATTGGATATACTTTTGGACAGGATAATGGTCGAAACATACCATTAATCGTAGAGCATTCTGACTACACATCATCTACTGGAACTGTAAGAGCATCTTCTGAGTATAGCTCAAGCTATCGTGCCTGGTATCCACTTACTACTTCCCAGCCCACCTACTGTTCTGCAACTACAAGTTCTGGAGAATGGTGGGAGTATGAATTTACAGAACCAAAATTAGTTGCCAAGTTTACTATTAATGTGAAAGCTAATTCTTTTACAATTAGATTAGAAGGCAGTAACGACGGCTCAACATATACAACGTTAATGGAAGGTGTATCCATAAATAATGGAACACATACTGTTGACATCCCAGAAGCTGCTCAAGCTGAGTTTTTAATTTATCGGTTGACAATGACAAGTTCTGGGAATTGGTTCTGGTTTGATGACTTCCAATTTTATGACTATATTCCTCCTGACCCTAATCTTTTTGGTCTTCCTAATATTAATACTGGAATTAGTAACATAATAGCAATAATCAGAGTTTAAGGAGTGTTGGTCTTATGGGACTCGTATATAATCCTTTTACTAATAACTTAGATTATGTAAGAGATGCTGAAAGCGGTGGGGGAGCTAATCTCTTTCCAGGCGATATAATCACTACATTAAACTGGACAGACAGAAGTCCCGATGACTTTGACATATTTGGATATACAAAGTCATTTCCCTTAAATGTGACTAACGGAGCTAACCATCCTTATGGAAATCAAGTGCGTGTGCCATATCAACATGATGTTAGAACTGTTGATAACACATTCTGGATGTTTTCAGGTTGTAATAATGCTGGCTTGACATCTTTAGTTAGATACTACGACCCAAAAACAAATAGCTGGACCAGTAGGGGAAATGCTCCTATCACTATCCGCAGTGGGATTACATTATACGACTCTAACAGAGATGTTTTTTATTATGGAATGGGATATACAAATTATAATGCTACGAATTATACGAACAGATTCTTTGTTTATAGTCCTTCAACAAATACGTGGATGGAGCTCTCTCCTTTTCCAGAAAGTGAGGATGCAACAAGGGCATGTGCAATCGTCGAAGGGAGCTACGTTTATGTGTTTGGCGGGCCGTTGCGTAAAATTTATAGGTATGATATAGACACAGATACTTGGGAATATTTAGATGAATATACTGATGGGACTGTTCAACTCGCCACAAAAGTTTCTGATGGAAGTATTATTTGCAAAAAATTTGTTAATGCTACGTTGCGAAAGATTATAAAGTTTAGAATTCCCGATTTTCACAACTATGAGGAGGTCTGCTCAGATACTTCTGCTCTTACCAATGGTAGTGATGTTGGAAGTGAGAAGTTTGCTGAATTCAACGGGCTTTTGGTAATGTCTTATGTGGACTATTCAGCACAATACTATGAAAACCCTCATATTATTGCTTTTGATTTATTTAATAACAAGTATCTTGGGACAATAGCTAATAAAACGTTAGCTTGTTTAAACACAGCTTATGGATTTACCTCCGATGGAACTTTAATAGCAATAGGAGGGACTACGTTTAATAACCAACACGTGTGGCTGGTAAAGGACTTTGGAAGGGTGGCAAGAATGCTTATTAAGAAATAATAAGGGTTTAAGCTATGGGAGATTTTTCGAGCCAATTAGTGCAGATAGTTGATGCGATTGACTCTACTATTTTGTGGTTGAGCCTAAAAATATTCCTTGCCGTTTTGTTAGGATTGTTTCTTAAAAATATGGCTCAGAGTATTTTTGCTTACTTGGACTTTCGCTCCAACAAATACGTTTGCGTTGGAAGAAAAGTCCTCGTAAACAACTTTGAAGGCGTAATTACAAGCATTACGTTTAAATTCATAATTATAGAAAATAAAGAACAAAGCCTACTCCTTCCAACTACCAGATGGAAGGAGTACGACTGGAAATTTTTTCATAATATTAGTCGGGAAGATTCAATAACCTTAAGTTACTTTTAACTTACAAAATTGGATATATTGCATTAACCTCAATAGGCCTATTCCTAACATAGGGATTATCAGGCTCTAAAACAATAAAGTAAGTTGAGCAATCATAAACCTTTTCCACCCTGAACTCTTTTAACTTTCTAGTTGACAATTTTGTCTCCTTAAAGTTTTCCAACTTTAATTCTCCTCCCGTGGAAAATGTGACGTCAGTTTCCGAAAATAGACTTACTAAAGTCATTAACCTATCAACTGTTTTAATTTGAAGCTTTTTGATTAGAAGCTTGACAAGATAAATCAGGTCTGTCTTCTTAAACCTCCATTCTACTATCCCAGAAGTAATACTTTTCTGGGAAACGAGAGGAAGGAGGTTGAGAGACTTACAGATTATATCGTAATAGTCTTTCCACCAAGAAGACGTTAAACGGAATATGAAAAAGTTACTTTTTAACTTGACTTTTTTCAATATGAACGAAAGTTTTAAGAATAAATATAGCGACATATAATAATTTTCAACGGAGTAGTTGATAAATGTTGTATCTACTTCATTGTAATTTTTGTGGATGTCTGGAGGGATAAAGTCTTCCCATTGAGGATAGTTCTTAACTATCCTTGACACCAGAGATTGTGTTCTTCCGTTTTGTGTGTATAAGGATACTAATGATTTTATGACGTTTGTAATTAATACGTCTTTTGTAACCCCTAATGTATGTGTGTCTCTTAGACTAAAATTCCCTCTAACGGCAAGCTTTTTAATATTTATTTTTCTTTCTTGCGAATGATGAAGGACGTAGTAACCATAAGTACCTACAGACACATATCCTCTAGTTTTACCTAATACTTGGACTGTTCTTACTGGTATCACCGTCCTATTCCCAGATAAAATAAATACAGGCTTGCTTAACTGGTGGATACCTTGTATATTAGGACACAAGTTGAATGCAGGTAAAAGGCCATCTCTTGTTCTGAAAATTGAGGTTATGGGATACGCAAGCATAAATCAGAACCTCCAGGAGTTTAATTGCTATGATATCCTCTAGTGGGAAAAAGGTTAAACTAACTATAGATTTTGTCAACGAGATAGTTCCTGCGATTAATGACGAGGATATTTCCAGAATCAGCTTTAACATTCCTAGTATTTATTACACAATTTCTGTTGACATTATTGACTCTATGATGGCTAACTGGCTTTACGTTGTCTCTTGTAATAAAAGCGTTGGGAATCTTATAAACAATTTCTCTCTAGTTCCGTTTAGACTGGATGCACTTTCTGTCAAGGATGCATACTTTGTACAAGAAGAGAATAGAATGGTTTGGACAGTAGAGGAACTTATAGAAGAAAGGCTCACTTGGAAGATAGCAAGCAAAGTCTTAGTCATAAATACAAACGAAAGTTATGGAGGTATTGTTGACTTTGTGTCTGGGAGCCAACACGTATTGATTACCTCTTCTCCTTATGACCATAGAACTGTTTATGAATCCACGTTTTTAACTCCTTTAATTAAAGGCAGATTTATAACTCATGAAAGGAGAGGACGAGAGTTCATAGCTAAAATAGAGATAGATGCAGAGGAGTTTAAAAGATGCCTAACATCATAGTAATACCGTTGGTGTATCTGGAAAGAAAAAAGACGCCTGAAGTAAGGCCCAACATGGAACAACCAGAGACTATCGTTGAACAACAAGAATTTGAATCTCGTGTTGTGTTTAAGGTGGACGTTGCAGTGGCAAATCCTAAAATAAAGGTTCCCTTTAAAAGCACTGTATCATACTTACATGCAAAATATATTCGCAACCTTGTATTATCCGCTAGAGCTAAAAGTTTGTATGAGGCTGGATACGAAATTTATGTAACACATCCACTAAGGCATTTTACACCTGTATCTATCGAACCTCCTTACATCTTGACAGAATCGGAAGAGTTTAATGAGTATATTGAAACAACATATCAGACATTTGATAACTTTGTTGCTTGTCTCGTTATTGACACATTCTACACCGTCCACTCGTACTATTTAACCTGCAAACGTGTAATAAGCGATGATATGCCTGAATTTACAAAAATAGAAATCTTGTCTTCTTCTCCAGAACTCAACATAATTGAGGGGACTATTGATAGGGCATACCTAAGCTACCCTGTTAAATTACTTCCTACTGACTTTACTGTTACTATAACTCATAGTGAAGGAAATGCGTATGATGTAACCGTAAGCGCAAGTGTTGACGGAACTATTGACAAGCGTATTTTACTGTAAAGGAGTGAGGCCTTGATACATAATAAAATTTACATATTTGGAAAATCTAGCGTCACTTACCATAATATCCCGCTACATTATGATATTATGGTGATTCCCTATCCGCAGGCGATAGATTATAAGAATATTGCAGATAGAATGGATTTTACTGGCGTATTAATGGACATGGGCACTGGAACGTTTGAGCCTATATTTCTTAGGAAACTACCTATATTTCAAAAAATCTTTAATGTATTTCTCCCTAATAGAGCTGAAATAAACAAAATGTTGGACCTCCAGTTTTTGATAGAGGGGCGTTACCTATCCTTTTGGTTTACTGCTATGGAAGAGGATTTTAGACCTGTTGGCTATGCTCCTTTCCATGTTCCAGATGAATTTGAGATTTATAAGTACGAAGCTGGGATGCAGTATTTTTATAGTTTAAACTGGGGTCAGAAATCAATTGAGGATGTTTATAAGCAGAGAATGGTCGCTATTGTATATGATGGATTTTCCAAAATTCACTTTAACCAAATTTCGTCTATGGAAATTCAATTAGACTATAGGGTTCTAAAAGTAAACTTGGATTATCCTATGCCAGAAATAATCGTAAGTGATATTGATGTAATTACTACGTTTTTGTATGTGCGAAGTAATAAGGAAGATATTACTTTTAACTTTGTTACGTCTGATATTGCCTATGTTACTTTGGACTTGGTTGAGGACTACAAAAATTATTATAACCCATTTACTGAGTCTCCAAAGATTTACCCTGAAGGAGTGTAAATATGTCTTGGCAAACCTGGGAAGAAGCAGTAACCGTAGGCCACGTTATTTACCTGTATCAGTTTGACTTCTATTCTACTTATAGTGATACTACTTCGGTCGGATTCTGTACTGGGCGGAGTGAAATTGTGTATAACGGATTGACATTTTACCCACGTCCAATAGTTCACTCGGCTATAAAGTTTACTTACGGAGATGTAGATACTACAATCCATCTTCCAGCTACAAAGTACTGGATAGATATATTTTTTAAGACAGAGTTTCTTAAGTGTGACCTTACTATTTATCGCTATAAGGAGGAGTTGAACGGAGCTATTATTCTTTTCAAAGGAAAATACAAAAAAGCTTCACTAAAAACGACTACTATTGATGTAGAGTTCGGATTAGGTCTTAACCTTGCTAACTCCGAAGTCATTACTTATTGGGTCCAGCGATACTGTAATCATATTATCTATGATAAATATTGTGGCCTTTCACAAGATGCCTACAAGGCGGAATATACTAATTTTAACATTACTGGAGACAATGTGGTAGAGTTGCCTAGCTCTCCATATTTTTTAGGAGATTCCTTTGATGACTTTTGGAGAGAAGGGTTGGTCATCCTTATGGGAGGTGTGGAGATACCTAACGTCACTTTTTTTGAGCTTCCTGTCCCAAATTTAATAGCTTCTGTTTTATCACCGACTTCGTTTTCACTTAAATGGAATATTCCAGACTATGTTATGAATTATGCTAACAAAAAGATTACTATACTTCCCAATTGCATAGGTGACTTAGATAGATGTAAGCTACTTTTTGGCAATCTTCCCAGGGCATGTGGGTGGCCCGATATGCCGTCAAATATGCTTACAAGCGATACTCTTAGCGATACGTCGGTGCGTAATAGAGGCAATATCGGTCAGATGTGCTTGGGCGATGAATCTGAAAACAATGATAATAATGACGACAATCCAGACCATAGTGGAGATTGGGGTCCATGAGCGTAATTGTCGGTAGATTTAAACAAATTTTAAGAAATAACCCCAAGTTGCGAAAGGTTCTCAAGTTACGATATAATCGCCCCACCAATGAACTTTTCTCATACTTACTTGACAAAAGAAATAGAATGGCTGACAATTTATCTGAATGTTTAAGTTATAATAGACGTAACTTAAAGGAATGTCTGGAGAAAAAGTTAGGATTACAATTGGAATGGGTAGATGACATTGCAGATAGCGGAACATATATATTAATCCAAAATGCTAGAGTATCAATTATCACAAACAAATTAGTTATCGGTCGGACCTGTGCTGACGAAATAACTCTTAGGCAGAAGTATTCGAACGAGGGATTAAGATTGTTTAAAAAGCTTAAAGTGGTGGAATATGAGACATAAAGAAGTATTCGTATTTTGTGCTACAATATTTATGTATGTTCTACTATCCCCACATATACTAATTTCTACTGGAAATCGTAATTTAGTAAACAAAAAAGTTGTTATAGTTTCATCTTATAATCCATTCAATGTATGTTATAGGCCACAAATGCTTGGAATTATAGATTGCCTACGAGATAAACATTATATAAGAGACGATGAAGTTGTTCAAATATACTATTTAAGAGCGAAAACTAAAAATATTAATCCCGCAGATATTAGTGATGTTGCTGATGATATTGTAAAAAACATAATCGAAAACTTTCCTAATCTAAGTTTTGTGGTTACCGTAGATGATATTGCTTTTAACTATGTTGGTATTAGGCTGGCAAATATAGGTTATAAAGTTATATTCAGTGGATTAAATCTTCCACTGACTTTTTACAAAAGTAGATTAAACAACAACGCCGAGGTGGCTGGAGTAGAGGAAATAATAAGACTAGAAAAACTTTGGGACCTTTTAGATTTGGCTGCATTGACGCCAAAGACTTATTATGTTGTCACAAGTTCCTGCACTTTTATGTCATATACCGAAAAGGCCTTGATTGATACCCTATCAAACGAATTTAATAAACGAGGTATTTCAAACATCCAAACTATTTCCTTCCCAGATACAACATCTTTGACTGATTTTATTCAGAAACTACAAAAAGAGGAATTTTCAGTAATTTTTATAACTGCTCAGCGATTATACGACCCTCCCACTAGAAGACTTGTAAGTATGGAAAAGATAGTTAAGATTGTTACAAGTTTAAATATGCGTCATTTGGAAGTAGTATTCAACTTACTCTTAAGCAAAGAGTACAATGCAGCTATTTCTACCTCTGTTAATTTTTATAATATGGGCATGTTAGCTGGGAATATCCTGATAAATTTTCAGTCTGGCAAAATAAAACAACCAGAGGTACGTCTTGGCTGTAATGTGTCACGCTTAGAAGCGTTGGGGTTGTTTTATAAAATATTTTCAAATAAAGATATAAGGGAGAGGATAGATGAACTTTATTAAAAACTACATACTATCGGATTACTCAATTATTCTCCAGGGATTGGTTATACTTATTATTTTATTGTTTCTCTCAGGACGTGTCGTATCTTCGGTGAAAAAAGATACTATAACTTACTTGCAAAGTATGTCTGTAAAAGGTAAAGGGGTAGTAAATGTTTACAAGAATGTGAGAGAGATAGTGATTGAAGGTTCTAATGTAGGGCAGAATTCCCAGTCCTTCGTTTTCCCAAAAAGTCGTTGGGTGACTATCAAAGCGAAAAAAGATGTTACTACAGATGAGGAGCAAATTCTAATAATTGAATTAAAATAAATTTGCACTTTGGAGGGTTAAATGCTTGACGTATTGAACTTATCTAACGTTACTCTTGTAGCTCTAACCAAACTTCTTTTGATTTTTGCAGCAATTTGTGTCTTTGTTATCTATATACTGGGAAAGGGAGTAAGTTCGTTGGATAAACGAATGGAAAATATCGAGGAAACATTGTCTCAGTTATCTCCCGCTATTACTGAAATAAACATAATACTTTCTGCTCTACTTAAGATTTCTAACATAGAAAAAAGTAGTTTGATTAAAAATAAAAAGGAGGTAGATGATGTCAACTAAGGGAGGAGATAAGGCTGTAGGCGGTTCTGGCGGTGCTGGTAATATGTCTGCATTTGGATGGATTTCGATGGGCGTAACCTTATTGACTGTAGTGTTTGCGTTATTTTCTAAGGGCCATAATGATAAGACCGAAACGGCAGATGTTTCTGTAGAAATTACTCCGCCCCATACGGATTCGCAACCTCTGCCCAGAACTTACGGTACGTGTAAGGTTAGGGCTAACACAGTTTGGTGGGGAAATCTTGTGATTAAAGACAGTACTATGGACGAAATAAACAAACGCTACTACTAGAGGAGATAGACTATGCCTGCATTATCAACCGCTTTTACTGTAGTTAGCATAGCAGCCTCGCTAATTCTTCTAATGGGAGGAAAAAAGAAAGCTAAAAAGGCGAAGAATAAACCCGTAGGAAAGCGTATTTGGTCCGACCACTTACTTGCTTGTGCTTATTATTCTCCCAGAACTGTATGTCTATACTTTAATGTCATCTTAGTAACTGGTGATAGATTTTTATTTACAGACCCGATGCCTATGGCCGAATTCTGGGGACACGAATATGACATAGGGCACGCTATATACGATACAAGTACTAACGCATACACAAATGTGGGCATAGCAGATTGCTTCACCATAGAATACCCTGGTTCGTCTATGCCTGATAATTTCTTTGATACGCTAGATGAGTTGGAGCGAGCAAATAGAATACCAAAATTTAGTAGAGGTGACGGTGCAAACCCACAATATAAAACACATTCGTTAGGAGTCGCCACATTTGCCGTCAATCAGGGATTTATGGGGGTTAATAACGGAGCTATTCCTGGCTACCAAGCGATACTAACAATAATTCCAGGAACAGTTTACTTACTCATGAAGTATGGGGAACCATTAGGTCTAGGAGACTCCTCATATTGGGTTCGGTTTAGGAAGTCTAATTATTGCGGAGATGTAGTAGATTTAAACCCTATCGCAATAGTTACAGATATCCTACTAGACTTGTATAGAGTAGAGGATATTGATTGGACGTCAGCAGCATCTATAGGAGGAAGATTAATCACAACATTTCCATATATGTGGTTTTCTCTTGCTTACAAAAATAACAGATATTCGGATGTTCTGGAAACCATGTCTAAAATAGCTCGTATAGCCGTGAATCTTTCTAGTGATGGAAAGATTAGGTTTAAACTCCTGTATGACCCTTACGAGGACGTATCTTCTCTTCCAGTAGTAAGACTTGAACGCATGACGGACGTTACGATAGAAAAGCCATCAACAGATTCGTCAGATGTGATAAACGAATTTAAGGCAAGATACCTTGCTTGTCGTATTGATGAAGTATATGACGGAACTGGAGATGATGCTTACGAATACTTATATAATAGCGCTGCTGCCCCTCCAGTTGCGAATATGGCTCATGCGATGCTTATAGGAGCTAGAAAAAGACAATCTTTAAACCTAGATTACTTACATTGGATAGACGATGTAAAGGCCTACCTGGAAGATATGCTTGACATATTCAGTAAACCAACAATTAGTGGGTCTATTAAAACTTCCTTCGCCTACAACTACTTAAATGTAGGTGATGGGTTTACCATAGAAGTTCCTCTGGAGTAGAACTATGAGCGAAAATTTATTAAAAATTTATGCAACTGTAATAAGTAAAACCATTAACGAGTATCCTAGCGAGACTATTGATATTGAATTTAAAGAGTATAGGGAGATTGCAGAACAAGGAGAATTATATATTCCTTCTGTTCCTCCTCTTCCAAGTCCTTTAGCTGAGGATAAACCCCTTCCCTTTTTGGTCGTTAAAACATCTCCCTTAATAACAGGCGTTTCCAACGTAATGTTCCCAGCGCATATTACAAGTGGTACATTTAACTCATTTTCAGTCTTTGAAAAGAATGAATATACAAACGACCCTGTTAACGCTGAGGCCATCGCATCTTACGGGTCTCCTGAAGCTACATTAATTGGAAAATTGGCGACGCCTGTAGATTTGAGGGAAAGTATCGACACCGTAGAAGTTACACTAGAGGGAGTAAGTAGTGAAAACGAAAGACTTCCTGAAGATTATTACAATAGACTGGGGGAATTTTTTGAGGAAGATACCCTAACAAATTGGGTCTTACTTACAGATATTGACTACCCAGAAATAGGTGAAGACGAGGATTCTACTCCTGTTATCCATGCCTTTGGTATAGGATACTTATTCAGAGTATTTCGCAGCGTAATTTTATCTCCAGAAGAACCTATTAGAATCCAATTACAAGGTTTTCTTAATGTAGATGTCGGAGCGGACCGTTACTTAAAACTATTGGATATGGGAAAGTCAGTAGTATTTTTAAATAGTACTTCCACCGCCTCAAGCTACGGCATTACCCTTGCTCCAGTAACTAATGTTTTTTTCTGTGACCTTGCCCTTGTTGGTGTTGAATCTAATGTGATTGGGATAGCCTATTCTATGTTTTCTACTGAAGGAAAAAAGACCGAAAACGATGGAATTGTACCTGCCGAATATTCGTCGTACCCCAAACCGTACATAACAGTGAATAGTGAGTTAAATCCTATTCCTGGAGGGACAGACACTTATTTGATAGTTAGAAGTGTAGATACACTTGACTTGAGGTTTTTTTATTATTCACCTAGAATGTTAGATAACTCACAAAATCCGTTGGATATAACGCCTTCTAACGGTATTGAACCGACCACTTCAATTAATGAAGTTGCATTACATGGTGTAACTGAAAATGTTAACGTGATTTTTAAGTTTACTGCTGTCGCTCCAGATGGAACTCCTACGGGAGAAGTATATACTAAAGTATTCCAGATACAAACTATAGGGTATAGGATATCTATAGGTGAAATTATAGGGGCATTAGGAGGGGCTCCTAGATTCGACATTACGGCATATCCTGACCTTACAGGAAATTTATACTACACAACGTCAGAAAGTAATAAAGTGCATGTGGAGGTATCCGATGTATAAATTTGCACTGGAAGACAAACCAGTTTTAAATAAAGACTTGATGTTTGTCAGATTAGTCAAAGTAGATAATTTTTTAGAGATTGAACGCTTATACCAGGATAAAGTAATTTCCACAATTTTTCCTCCTTTATTTAATAACTATATTTTAGTGTTCGCAGAAAACGATAACTCAAAACTAAACGGAATTGTGTTGTGGCTGGAGGGAAACGCAGGAAAAGCAAAGTTAGTAAAGCCAAGTAGTTTACCTGAAGAGCAACTACGTCTCTTGGCAAAAAATGCGTTGGGGTTGGCTTATAACACACCATATACATCTATAGACCTAAATCCATTAGAGAGGTAGATAATGCTGAAAAAGATAGAATACGATACTGTTGGTTGGAATATGTTAATTCATTTAAATATGATGAATTATGTGTATAAGTACGGGTCAAATTTTTTTGCGACTGATAAGGTTATGGGAAATGTTGATGAAAAACGTGTGGTAACTATAAATTCAGCAGGATTTCTAGCTTTATGTGAGCCTGACCAATATCCTGTTGGTGTGTGTACCTTATTGGAAGATGGATTAGCTTATGTTCAAATATTGGGAGAAGCTACGGTTGCTACTTCGACTGGAATAGATACAACTTTAATAGGAAAATACGCCTATGTAGATGACACAGGATATGTAAATGTATCTCAGTCTATGTCAGACCTATACCCACCATATCGTATTATAGGAGTATGTACAGAAGTTATTAACGCAAGTACAATTAAGGTAGTATTAGAGGGACGAGCAAACCACCCCGCTTTGTTCCCAGAATATGTAACTCCAGCTACTTTATTTTACGAAGGGTCGTCTGACTCTCCTTTATATGTAGTAAAACTTACTGGTGAAGTTGACTTAGCGACGGGAAACGTAAACGTCGGAGACTATTTATATGAAGGAACTGAAGGAGTAAGCTCTACGGAAATCGTAGGTAATCGTCTATCTATTGAATTTATACCTACATTTAGTTTTACTCCAGTATATTTGGCGTCACATTATCATTCAACACCATCAAGCATTAGTGTAAATTGCTCATCAACTGTTGCTGACATTTTCTTGTTTGATTTGAACGGTAATCCTTTAGACTGGTTAAGTGGAAGTGAAAATCCTAAAATATTTTTTCTAGCACACGGGGAGTAATGCAATGTCCGCATATTTAATGTTTCACCCATCAACTTTACATTGGATAGATTCGGGAAATAAATTTTTCATAAACTTATTGAATGACAACTTTTTACTAATGTCAAAATATTTAACCCCCTACTGCATCTTTATTCCTAGTGTGGGGTCGGCACCTATAAAAATGCACGAGATAGCATATGCGGTTTTCTTTGAAAATATGACAAGACTGGCCTGTAGTAATGTGGATAATGGTTGTGGGATAGCAGGTGTTGTTGTAGGAAGAGATGAAGAGAGGAGACACCTATTGTTAAAGATGGGGGGAGTAGCCTATGTAAGATACGTTGGAGAGGTCTCTCCAGGAGACTTGCTCGGCGTGGCTGGAACCAAAGCTATAAAAATCACAAGCCCTGTAGATAAACGCTATGTAGTCGGAACCTGTATTAAGGTTTTATCAAACTACAATTTGGCACTAGTAAGATTAAGAAATTTTGCTACACATACAGACTTAGTTAATGTGGATAGCTTCCTACTTCCACCCCAGCTATTCGCTGGAGCAAGCTCTGGAAGTAGAACTGCAGTCTTCTTTGTGTATGCAAAATATACGGCTGCAGATAATTCCGTTCACATAATTTCCACAACAGAAAAACAATTTACTGCTGACGGAAATGTAAGTGGTTTCACCAAACATCCTCTCCATCCAGATATTCTTCTTTCTGATATAAACGGCGATGAAATTGTATTATACTTAAAAACTTCCTTACATAAATCCTTCACAACCTTGCGTATGGAATCTACTCCACCCAGGTACAACATTAAGCAAATAGACGACACCGTGATTCTTACACCAAAACCTGGAGCTAGTATAGCAGATTTAGATGATAAACCATTTACTATAACTATATGGGGGGTCTGCTGATGACTTTATCTATGGAAAAGGAAAATGGCTTATGGCTTCCAACAGTTGATATATCTCTAACATATAATGTTGGCGAAAACATTGACTTAATTGCTTTCTTTCCAGAAGTGGATGATAATTTTGGCCATTTAAATACCATGAGCGGATTTGCAACCACAACATTGGGATTCATTCCAGATTATAGTATTCATAAAGGAATTAGATTAACGTCATATGGGAACGAATTACACGATTCTAACAGTGACTTTCCTTGCTTTTATATAGGTTGTACCTGGAATTTCGACTTTACAGAAAGTAAACTTGTTCCTCCAGTAGTTCCTTTCGTTGGAAGGCTTGACATTCCTCTAAACCAGACATTTGATGATGGGAGGCTTGTCTATTATGTTGATGGTAACTTCACGGAGGAATCTGACGGAACTGAAGTAGCGGGATTGGTTTCCAAGGACCAACCTTTTGTATTCCCACTATCTTGTTTTATCTCTCTATTTGGGACCGCAGCTACCTCAAAACAGTTGTTTAGAGATAATGAACCTAGGCAGGTTATTTTCCTGCATTACGATAGTGAAAGCGGAACTGGAGGAGGTGTAGCTAACATAAGATATGACGCTATAGAAAATCGTCATGTGCTGGATATAAGTACTGACAAGGCCTTGTTTAAACCTCCAATAGTTTTTGCTCAAGTTACTGGTGGGGATTTAGGAACTGTTATGGTCCAAGAAACAACAGTAGATTCTATCTATTTGAAAATTTATAAAACAGATGGTACTATAGATACCAACGATAATCCTCAAACCTTTACCTTATTCGGAGTAGGAAGCTATGTATAATATTTTAGCCTCAGAACAAAGTGAATACCAACATATAATGGTAATTGAATTTTCTGGAGAAAAAAGATTATATTTAGATAACATTTTTCAGACATCCTTGCCCAACGACGACTACTACGAAATCTTACTGGATGGCGCCGAGCCTTCTGATGATATTTTAATTCTTGGAGGAGGTGACCTTACTTCTGTCCCAGTACTTCGTAGAAAAGGAATACAGAATTATAAGATTGTTGAAATTGACGAAATGGTGATAAATGTGTGTAAAATTTTTTGTCCAGTAAGAGAGGAGCGGTATAAAGATAAAATTGTAATTGGGGATGCATTTGAATACATACAAAGGGATGAATCGTATGATGTGATTGCTATTGATTTATTGGGTTTTGCAGATTTAAATAAGTTATCTGATTTGTTGACATTAGAAGAATTTTTACGGAAAATTATTGACAGAACAAAAAAGTATTTTTCGGGTTTTATCGGATGTGGTATAAATGGATTAACTGCAGGAATTATACTGCGTGATTGGATAAGTAAGATAAACAAAGTGAAGAAGTTTTTTCTTATGTGTGATGAAGCTGGACAGATATTTTTTACTGCACACATAAACCCGAATATAAAGATGAGTCCAGCTACATTAGCAAAAACAATCTTTTACCCAACTTGGATTAATATTCCAAAGGTGCTGACAAATAAAAGTTTAACCGATAAAATGGCCTACTGCTCGGCTATTTAATATAGAAGGGGTTGGAGATGAGTGATAGTTACAACTTAGTTGACCCAACAGTTCCAGATATATCTGCTGAGGATGTATCTTCCGAAAAGCCAGACGGTGTTTTAGATTTTTGCGTCCGTAACATTTCTTATGTAATCGGCAAGAATAGACAACTCATAGAAGAAGCTGAAGTTGGTTTTGATTCTTACATAGGTAAAAAACCTCATGTCGCTGCTCAATTTCAAAACAATATGTTAAAGGCCCTTCAACTAGAAGCTGATTTAGTAAAGCTACTTCTAACTATCCGAGAATATACAAGAAAAGAAACCAAAGAATCTGGAGAGGATAGTAAGTATGTAGATAATAGAAAAATTGTAATAAATTTAGATAGTAATTCCAGGAGGATGTTGGCTGATGTTATCAGCGGAAAATTCTCTCATAAGTAAAGATGGGAAAATACAGGAAGAAATTCCTCGTGAAATTCTAGCCGAAGTGTGTGCTTTCCATTACGATGCGTTTATGTATTCTGTTCTTCCAGACTTATTTTATACAAAGTCTTTTAGCCCATTCCATCGCTATCTACTAAAACTAATAGAAGATAATCAAAAAACGAGAAGGAGACGTGTTGTTGCAGGTCCCAGGGGATGGGGTAAATCCACTACTATTTCCGAAGGTGGTCCACTGTGGATTGTATGCAGAAATGATTATTTACCACCAAAGAAGCGTTATAAATATATTTTGCTAGTTTCTGACACGCAACCCCAAGCAGAAAAGAGATTGACAACCATAAAGGAATATTTGGAGTCCGATATAATTGCCTATTTATTTCCACACGCCCACGGTCCTGGAAAAAAATGGAAAAGCTCAGAAATAATAACTAAAAACGATATCTTGATTGGAACTGCTGGTTTGAAATCTTCCATACGTGGAACTAAATATAAAAATAGGAGGCCAGACCTTATTATAGTAGATGACCCTGACAACTTAGAATCTGTTACCTCTCCATCACTATCAGCAACTGTTGAAGAAGTGTTTACAAGAGACCTTGTAAAAGCAGGAAGTGAAGATGCAGACATTTTAGTAGTCGGAACTGTCCTTGCTAAAACTGCCTTAGTATATAAATTACTTTATAGTGAGGACTACGCTGCCTGGGAAGGAAAGATTTTCAAAGCCCTTGTTTCTTTCCCAGAACGAATGGACTTATGGGATGAATTTGGAGAGATATTAAAAGACAGGGAGAATAAGTTTAGGAAAAAAGATGCTCTAAAATTTTATTTCGCACATAAGGAGGAGATGCTCAAAGGAGCTAAGTCATTATGGGAGGAAGTCTATCCAGTCAGAAAGCTAATGGAAGAATACTACTTAGAAGGCAGAAGAGCCTTTATGCTTGAAAAACAGAATGAGATAATTGAAGATGAGGAAGGAGTATTTAGACCAGAAAAATACAAGTATTACGAAGACGAAGAATTGGAAAAAATATATGCTTACCATCCTCTCATATATGTTTATGTTGACCCAACTGGAGGGAAACAGAAAAGCAGAGGAATTGGAAGAAGGAAAGGCGATTCCGACTTGTTTAGTTTATGTGCTTTAGCGAAACTGGATAATAATTTGATTTATTTTATTGACAATAAGGTAGGTCAATTAAGACAAAGCGAGCAGTATTTTCTAATATACAAGTTTATAAAAGAGTATGAGGAAAAAGGGTTAAGAATTTTTAAGTTGCTTGTAGAAGATAGAGGGGATAATTATTATGTCAACGGCCTAAAGGAATTTCTAACGAGACGTGGTTTACGCAGGCCTGTCCCACAAGTTGTTACCCATAGAGTGAATAAGGTTGAGAGGATATCAATGTTAGAGCCATACCTTGACAATTGGACTCTTATTCTTCCAGCTAACAGAAGGCGTTTTAAAGAATTTTACACTGAATTGGAAACATATCCCTATTGTGATTTTGATGATGTTCTGGATAGTTTGTCTGGATGCTTCTTTGCAGCATATAAAACCTTTAGACTGAGGTATGCCTGATGACTGACCCTTCTTATATTTATAGACCAAATTTTCCTTTAGTAGGGGCTAGACGGAATATTAAAGGCGAATACGAGCCTCAATTTAAAAGGGAAACTAAAACCATTTTTGGAGGCATCGTAAAGTTAAGGGAAGTCCCTCAGTTCTCTGGGATAGGAACCTCCATCTTTATAGATGGATTTACTGAAGTAACTACAGACCCAGGCCCCTTGCAGTTTAGAACAAACTACATAACAGGAAGGCTTTACTTTAATGCAGCCGATAATGGTAAAACAGTAACTATAGAATACTATGGGCTGGGCTCTCTAGTTGCGATAGATGAAATTAACTATATATGGTATCTCATAACAAAGAAATTCAGGTTCTTGTCACTATTTGATACCCCAGAATCGTATAACGAGGCCAGCTACAAATATTTGCGAGTCAATAAAACAGGAACAGGCCTAATTTTCTCTGTCCCAGAATTAGGCGAAAGTATGTCAAGACTGGGAGTTTTTTATATCCCTGCTAATGAAATTATTTCAGTTTCATCCGACTCTCTAAGTAAAGTTGATATTGTTAAAATTTATGAGGTAACTAACGGAGAAAGTACGTCTGGAGGCATAGAAAACTCTAGCAGTTATGTGGAAGAGGTAGATGAGGCCACGGTTACTACTGTCGATAATTATTGGACATTATCTCTTCCAGTGATAGAAGCTGGAAAAGGATACTACATTGAATGTAATGATGAGATAGATACATCGGATTGGAATTATATTGACAAAATATATTTTGATGAAAGTGTTTCGGCAGACGAGAAAATAAGGTATTTAATTAAGGCCGATGACGAATATTATGGCTGGAGTGGCTCTTACTTTTTTAAGCTAAATTCGTTTACGGGAGATTCTATCTTAGTAAATGGAATTTCAAATGATGCCATACAGGCTCTAGGACCACAACATTTTGAAATTTTTGTAGGGAAAAGATTATCGTTTGTGGCATCTTTATCAACCCTTAGCGAAGACCACGCTCCTACTTTTAGAAATAAAATGACCGTAGAAGGATGGAAGGGAAAGACTTATCAAGAAACAAACGTGGTGAATGCTACATACTTTCCATCTGAAAATACATGGAACTTGGAAAATACGTCAGATGAAGCTATTAATGTGGTTGCTATCTTTGGTTCTGGAAGGGACGACTCTTGTTGTAGTGTGTCTGCATTTACCTTTGAAGACCTTGCCCCAGATACTCCTGTGGAGATAAAAGCTAACATACAAACAACCTGTCAAGTAATGCAGTCTGTAACAGGCGAGACAGTTAGAGAAGGTATATTATTACCAACTACTCCTGGTAGCTGGGAAGTAGTTGATAATCCTTATGCACTTCTGTTCGTAGAATATAGCGATACGTTTGCTTTAGAATTTGAAGAGTGTAAAAACATAGAAAACACGGGATATAACTTTAAAAGCATATTCAAGTTTAAAGATGGAAAAGTTGTTGATAGCTTAGGTAATTTTGTAAACTATGACATAATAGGTGAAGTAGCTCCTGTTCCGACCCCGTTTGGAGTTGGCATCACTCTAAGACACCTACAAAGTCACGGCGTGAGGATATCAGACGACGGTAATGATAATTGTGGTATTTGCTTCTTTATTAGAAGTTCTAACAATTACGTAACTTATTATATATTATCTACGAACAACCTTGTCTTAATGAGCGACATATATTCAAAGCTTGCTGTTACTGATAATACTTCTACCCGCACAGTTATTATGAATTATACAGACTCCAGAATCACAACACTTGGAAACTTTAGCTTTGCGGGGATTGGTCCTGGAGCTAGGGGATGGGCATACAATCCATCAAGTGATTCAATTATCGTAAAAACTAGAAATTCTACGGGAAATTGTATTTATATCGGTAGAGCACCTAACCAGCCAAGTCGCTGGGGGTCTGGGAATACAAATGCGACAGACCCTACAAAAGTACTTGATGTAGCTCTAGCGTGGGTTGGAGATGATGTAAATAACTTAGAGGTCATAAGATACGTGATTGACCAGTACCAATCCTTAATGTCTTACTATTCCAGTGCGTTCGGACAATACACAAAAACTAGACTACATCCCCCATTCAATTCGTCCGACATAACTGTTGACAATGTTTCTCCCAGAAACTTCTCTACTGATGAATTACTGAACTTTAATCCAAATAGGTATCTCGTGGAGCTAGACGGTATCTTGTATAGATGGGATACCACAAATTTAGTCTTTGAAGAGGTCTCCTCTACAAGTAGTGCAGAAAATTTATATAACGCAGGAAATACTCTGGAGGAGATAGGAAACATTCCAGAGGATGCTTGGCATGACAAGAATCCTAGCACATTGGCGATATGGATAATAGCTTACACTGATTGGAATAGAGCTCCTGTAGTTCCTACTAAAGTAGATATTAACAAAACTGAGGTAACTGCTGATGGTTGGCGTGTGTTAAAGGCAGGTGAAGAATGTACGGTAGAGTGGTATCCAGGCAGAAGGATTTGGAGGGTAAAGCATCACCTACCAGAAAATTACACAATTAAGGTTATTGTAGCAGGACTTACAACCACAAATGTAAGGGCTCAGTACTTTACAGAATTGCTTGATACACCAGATTCTTTGGATTATCATACTCCCCAAGTATTAGCAGCAAAGAACGGCAGAGTTACAACAATCCCTTACATTAATCCGTGGATATTTCTTAGACCTTAAAGGAGAGAAAGCATGATTCATAGGGAAAAACCAGGGGCAGATACCGAAGTCGTACTTTACACTTCCATCTCCAGAACGTATAATATTTTGTATATAGCTAATAACTCAGAAGAGGAAGACTTCGCTACTGTCGCTCTTCTTAAGTCTGGAGAGACAGGTGTCCAGGATAAAGAAATCTACCCATCTCTAAGAATACCTCCACACGACACATTTATTACATCACCAATTCCCCTAGACCAGACAGAATCAATCGCAGTCAAATCAGCAGGCGGAAACCTGGTATTTACATTGTTAGTATCAAGTGTTTACGAAGGGTAACATTAAACGTTTAAAGGGGGTCTTGACAAAATGGCTAGAAGAAAAGTTAGAAAAAAGACAACGAGGGTAAAAAACAGAAGTAAATTCCCAAAGTCTCTAAAGAAGATGTTTCAAAAGGGTGGGAAACTACTAACACAAAAGAGACGTAGGGAACTCCCAGCCAGGTATTTTTTACTTCCAAAGCAACGGAAGTATCCGTACGTGAATCCAAATACTGGGAAGCCTTCTGTTTATCTTTTAACTGCAGCTTATAGAAGGGCCAAACAATATCATAGAAATGATATAGCTGCCAAAGCTGCAAGATTGTTGAAAAGATATTTTGGAATAACTCCTGGAGAAAGAAGGAGAAGAAGGTAGTAAGATATGTTCCAAAAGTTTGGTAGAGGCCTAACCCAACCCTGGTCATTTTTGGATTTAAATGACACACCCAACTCATACTCCCTACCAGAGGGCCTGTTTCAAATAGCCAAAACAGGCGACCAAGTAGTGGTAGCTCCTGTAGTTCCCGTTTATCGTATGGGAACTGCAGGAGAAAATATTAGTAAAGGGAATGTTGTCTATATTGGGTCGGATGGAAATTATTATCAGCCAACTGAATATTCTAAGGATTATGACATAGTTGGAGTGGCTTATAATGATGCTGCTGAAGGCGATTCATTACTAATTATTGTCTTCGGCATTATTAATGGTTTTGAAAATTTAAAAACAGGGAAGAAGTATTTTCTCGATAAAAACTTGCACTTAACTACAGATACATTAAAAGGTAAAATTCAGTATGGTATCGCAGTCTCAGAGACTGAAATATTAATAGAATTATTTTCAGGAACAAGTACCTTCGGAGGTGGTGGAATGATAGATATGTTTGAAAAAAGGGAGGAGTATGATTCCAACGGAAACCTTATTTTTGAAGGTTCTGCTCCTCCAGGAAGTAAGGAGTCAGACCCTGTTTGGTTTATCCAAAGATATATCTATGAATCAAACAGTAGAAAAGTAACCCGTTTGTTTGCAAATAGAGATACTGAATTCAACAAGGTTTGGCGCTATAGGGAATACTATAATTACTTTGATGTTTTTAGCGAATTATACGAATATGACGAAAATGGATTTTTGAAGTATAAAGGGAAAGGAATTCCTGGAGCTACACCTGACTCTCTAGGCTGGGTAATTGCAAGAAATACGGCTGATGCTAACGGTAACACCATTGAGCTGGGGTATGCTGAAGGAAATCGTATAACGCATAAGAACATCTGGAACAACAGAGAGTCTTACAATTACGAGGTTGGGCACGTTGTTCTCATAGAATATGATACGCATGGATATATTGTATATAAAGGCACAAGCGAAGCTGGAAAACAAACAGATAAACCTATTTGGACCATAGAAAAGTATGTTTATTACGGAAATAAGTTGTATTCAATTGGCGTCGAAGAGAACGTTGCGTGGGATAATAGGGAAGCATATGACTACTCTTCCAAATATATCTACTTATCCTCTGCAGATGGGACTTACATTGGAGTCGCTGAGTCTCCAGCTTACCCTACAGACCCTGTGTGGGAGATAACTAAAGTTGTGACTGACCCAGATACAGGCAACGTTATCAAAATCCAAAAGAGGACTTCAGTTCGCTGGAGTGAAAAAGAAACGCTAGACTATACTCAGGAATATTGTGAGCTTTATGATTACGATGACGACGGAAAGCTTATTTATGTAGGTAAAACTAATACTCCTGGGCATGAAGAATGGAAGAATATTTGGGTAATAGAAAAGAATGTTATAGATGAAGCTACAGGACAATTGTTGCACGTATCAGTTGCTAACAAGAACCTAGAAAGCGACAACGTTTGGTCTCTCAGAGAGTCATATAATTATGATGAAGGAATCATTAGAATATATGATTACGATACTGACGGAAAAGTAATTTACGAAGGACATACAGTTGCAGGCGCTAAAACATCAGACCCTGCGTTTTTAATATATAAATTTAACTATGATGTTGACAGGAATATTGTCTCAAAACTATTACCAAATACAGACCCACAGGAATATAATAAAGTATGGGACGATAGGGCCACATACTTTTAAAATACAGTGGGGTCTAAGTCAGCCCCACTGTATTTTGGTACAACATCTTTTCTGCACTTAAATCAAAGTCGATATAAATTCCACTTACACCCCTTCCTTTCCTTTCCAGAATCTTACTTACATAGAATGGGTATGTTAAGGTAAAGTTGCTCTCATACTTCTTTCCTATATGGTAAGGTAAGACGACAAACCAGCAATTATCAATAATTGGAGAGGGAATATGAACGTGGTAAACTATCTTGTTTTCTACAAAATAGTTAAAAAAGTTGATAAAATTCTTAGCTACTCCTATTGTAGCTCCTGGAAGGATGAAAATCTTATCATCTATAGCGTTAATGACGTCCAGATTCACCTGACTTAGTCTCAGTTCATGAAATGCAGTTACTGGAGGACAAAAGCAAATAAGGTCGTGTTCTTTTAAAGGGAAGTCAGCCGTGTCAGGAATTTCTTTCGGAATCGTTGGAATATTTTTACTCTCAACACTTTCCAATGTATATAAAAACTTATTAGTTAAATTAACCCTTTCAACGTTTACGTCTCTTACCAGATAGAATAGGTCATCCACAACGAGAGGCCTCTTTATATTAAACGCCTTGATAATATCTGTAAGAAAGGTACTAAAACAATTATAAACTGGAACTGATATTATATCTACATACGCAACACAACCATTTAACACATATATTGTCTGACCTAACTTTTTCAAAATAAGAAAAGAATATGGAAAAGTCTCGTAATATTTTAATGCGTTATCATCTTTTATCTCAATGAGAAAGCTCATCTCCAACTCCTTTTGAACACACTTCGTCCTCTAGGGCCTGTAAAGCATCCCAAAATCTTCTCCGCATTTCCCTATTGAATTCATCTTCCAACTGAGGATTTCCTGTCGGATTATTTTGTGTTGGAAAAGGATTCTGCATTAAGGCCTTTAGCCAATAGTACTCTTCTTCAGTTAGTTCTAATATTAATTTCTTTTCTACCTTGACACTCATTTTCATACCATACCTCCTCAAAAGTTTATGTTAATTGCCCTAGTCGTCCCATTTTTTTCAATCTCAAATTTACTATGTATGAGGCTTAAAAAGGATAGAGGAAGATGAATAGGCTTGTAGTAAAATTCTGGAGGCACATAAGAATAATGTTTGATGGTAATACATGGAACCTCCTTTTTGTTGTACTCCTCTATAGCCCAGTATATGTTATAAAACCCTGCAATAAGAACAGGCGTATTTTTATAAATCTCAACTACTGGAGGTAGTAATAATTTCCTTCCAAACTTTACTGCTTTACAATCATCTGAGACGTCAATACTTTTTTCTAAAAGTAAAGCATAAAAAAGCTTATGTGCCTGCTCCTTCTCCGAATTATTGTCCTCTTTATCTGGGTATGTTGTAAATAAAGAATCTACGGAAAGGTACTCTATCTGGATTAAAGAAGACTTATATAAAGGAAGCTTCTTATCAGATATAGTTAAATTCCTAATGGCATTTGTAACTTCATTTCCATTAAATACTTTGTATGTATTTAAAGATTTCATTGTTCCCTCCCTATGCCAAAAATTATTTATTGTTAGTTTGTGTTGGCCTATAAGGAGAGGTTGGTTTTATAGAAAAACGACCTCCGATAATCCCTGTTTCCTTTAATACTAACTCCGACTCCTCTTTAATAGGCAACTTTCCGTGTTCTTTCGTATATTTGCGAACAAAGGCAAGGTAATCTTCAGGTTCGACTGCTGCTCTCATAGGGGATGGCTTCCTATTTAATAACTCTTGCTTTCTCCTAAGACCTCTAATTTCTTCCCCCAGAATAAACCTAAAATTTGTGACAAAACTTTCAGGCATGTCTAAAAATCCATCTATTTTATCTTTAGGAACGTTTAACCTTTGAATCAAACCTCCAACTGGAGAAAAGGGCTGGTAAACTACTTTTCCTTTATGCTTAACTTCTTTGTATGCTTCGTTTGTATTCTCGTGTAATTCCAATTGGATATAACAACCTTCAACTTCATAATACGTGTTTTTCTCCGTAACAAAACCACCTATCACCTTCCCAGAGCTCATTAAGATAAATTTTAGTTCCTTCCCATAAAGTTCGCCCATAGAAATTCTCCTTTACTTTTCAGGGATGAATAAATGTGTAGCCCTATATTTTACAGTAACTGAATTATTTGCGTCATTATTGACAATAGTTGAGTAATAATTATCCATGTCGTCTGGATAATGAATAAATATGTCAACTTCGGTAGTAGCTAATTTATATACATGCTCTTCAACTAAGACATATACCTCTGTTACTAAAGTCTCTTCCAAAGTAAGCGTAGCTCCTGCACCTATTTCTATATCTCCAGATAGGAACTTGTTTACTGCAGCCAGTTCATAGACATAATTAAAATCTATTGCGTCTATGATTGAGCCCATGCCTGTATAATCTACCCTTACAGTGGTCCCAATTTTACTTTCATTAAAAAATACTAATTGTTGGTAAGGAGCAACAAAATATTGGTCCACACCTGGAGGGAAAGTGTTAGTTCCAGTTATTAACTCACCTGTATCCATGTTAATTACAGTAATCATTCCACTTGTTCCGAGGGCAGATACAGGACGCTCATATAGCCTTACATATCCAACATTACTATATTTTGGATGCTCAACTATTTCAAGCACATCTGACCTGGGCTGAAAATCATTACCCTCTGTAGGAGTAGCTCTTCTATTGATTACAGGAATACGAGGACCAACACCATGACTTGCAACATACATCCTAAGTCCTCCTTATTTTAAAATAAAGTTTATAAACGACATCTATAAAACTTCCCGTATCTGTTGCCCGACCTATTTCACCAAGTATTTCAGAAGTCTCCAAAACTTCTTTTTCACTAATTTGATAGTTGGCCTTGAGCTCACTAAAGAAGGCATTTTTAAAATAGTCTAAAAGAGCTATTTTCAATGGAAATATGCCAAACTTTTGCAAATACGACTCAAATAATTCGCTGAATTCATTTATTGGCGACTCCAGCAGAGCTGCAATGAATTCTTTTTGCTCTGTTTGATAGTTACTAAGTTGCGTCATTACTTCTCTCCTATTCGTAGCCCTTTGTAGATGTTTGGCAAAGAACTTTAAAACACTTATTCTTCCTTGACTCACATCATATAATTTTTCTGCTATGGCCTTATTGTATTTCCATAAACATTTTTTAGCCAAATTCTTGGTGACAAAATCCACTGCATCCAGAGTCAAGTTCCCAATAATAATTCTATTGGGAGATACTATTTCATCTTCAAAAAATATTCCTACATTACTTTTGTCAATGAAATACGATACAAACTTTCTGTCTGGGATATGGACAAAAAAATAAATTTCCTTTATGGCGGGAGACTTTAATACTCGTAAAGTCTTATCTGTTCTAACACATAGAGCCATTTTATCTATATAAACTACATTTTCACTTCCTAAAATATTCTGGAGGAGTAGCAAAGGAATGTCAGGTTCGCTTGCAACAAATTGGGTGCAGGGGAGGATTCCCTCCCCCAGCTCATATTCATCTAAATGTTTGTTTGACTGCATTAAGGCAGAGAATAATTCCAAAGGGTCTTTATTCTTCCTCATCCTTCTTCCCTAGCTTTCTTTCTCTTGGTTGAATTACAAATTCATAATATTCCTCATCTGTAAGTCCCATTGAAGCAGCCCTTCTTTTATCTTCTGGACTCAACTCTACTTTCTTTCCTCCTTCTCCGCCACCTCCACCTTCACCAGTGTCTTCTCTAGGAGTCTTCTTTTGAGGTGGTTCGCCCTTAACTAAATTTGAATTCTCTGGAGCAGATAAGAATTTTTCTAAGAATTCCTTTGGAGATAATTCTGCGATACCGCCAGACTCTGTTTTCTCTTCTACGACATATTCTCCATCCTCATTCACCTTAAAGAAATGTTTTGTAATTAAATATATTTGTTCTGGATTGACTGCGTTCATCTGCGTGGCAAGGTTTACCAGCTCAGCTTTCAACTTATAATCACTAAGTTCTCTTACTTTTTGTTCCCTTTCTTCTAATGCGCTTTTCACCTTCTCATACTCATCTTTAGGGACATAGTTCTCTAGCTGCTTTTTCAGCTTATCTAGCTCTCCAAGTAATTTCTCCTTTTCGTAGCGCTCCTTCTCCAACTCGTCCATCCGCTTCTTTTTCTCTTCCTCTTCCTTCTCCTTATACTTCTGCAATTCCTCTTCCAAAGACTTATACTTTTCCAGTTCTTCCTGTAGGGACTGTAAAGAATTTAGCTGTTCTTGAAGGTCGTTCATTTGTTTTTGAAGCTCACGGCGCTCTTTCTTTAACTTGTCTCTCTGTTCTATAACCTTCTTAAACTCAGTTTCAGGAATATACTTCCCTTCACCACCTCCACCTTCAGGTGGAGTAGGATTGTTGTTATTAACTTTTCCATCACCCATAGTTTATACCTCCTTCATATATGATTTCTGTTGATTATATATTTATTTCTTATTGCTGTCAACTGCAGAAAAGGAAACCATCTTAGCTAATTTACCTTTTTGTATCTGGGAAATAGGAAGAGGAAGGATATACGTTAGTTCTCTAATTAATTCGGAGACGTATTCTGGGGATAAACCTGTTTGCACTAAATTGGAAATATTTAAAGTTGATACAATCCAGGACTGTAGTGAGTCTAAGGAAAAAGTATCTGGGTATAATATTTCAAGGTCATCCCCTGCTTCTTTACCTATATACTTTCCAATCGTCTGGAATATTCTTTTTTCAACTAGGGCCATACTTTTACAAAATTTTGCAAGCTTATTAGATACATACTCCATATCAAACGAACCGTCGTATCTCTGTATCCCAGACAAATACATTGCAAAAAATATTGCGTCTCTCACAATCTTCCACACATTTCCCATACCGCTGACTGGAGGGGAAATGTAGTTTGGAGGATGTCCTGTATTTGCAGGAAATGTTAGAACAGTGGACTTTGCTAATCTCCGTAATGCAGGGTCCAGCCCTTGTTCAATAAATGAGTCTGCATTAGCTAGTTCAAGGTAGAGGTTATATTCTTCATCGTATTGCATCTGTCTTAATTCAGATTGTTTGGCTTGCCATTCTTCAATACTTCCATCGTCTGGAAGTGTAAGCTGGTAAAATGCATTTCTTTCCCCCAGCTCCTCTGCGAGCGAGATGTTGTTTAAAATTCCTTTCATTATGTAAGCTAATCCCAAACCTAATCCTTGGCGTCTATTGATTCTGAAAGAAGACGGAAAGTTGAGCTGAAACACAGGTGTGTAGCCTAACCCATGCTCAAATGGCTTTACGATATTGTTACCGTTCTCATCAACTTCATAAATTTTTTCGTAATCTACGATAATATAAACATCTACTTCATCTCCCTCAACAACTTTTGTTGTTTTAAAGGTTGCCCACATAAATCCATGCCGTCTCCTCTTATCCCAATTGATTAACTGGGTAGGAGAAAATAAGGAAACTGTAGGCATTATTTCTTCCGCAGAACTACTATACTCTGGAAAGTCCACCCCTTCGTCTATAGAGGTAAATGCGTAATCAACAAAGATATATGCCGAGCCAAAGTAAGCAGATAAGATTCCTGCCTCACACATAAAGTCGTCCAACGGGTCTCCATAACCCGTAGCATCGTCAATAAAATCCAAATATTCATCTACGCCTTTTCTAATTACACCCTCTTTAAAAATTGGCTCTACAAAAGAATTCAAAACCTTTCTAGCTATGTCAAAGTACCATGCTCTTTTCAAACGAGTTTGATAGGCAGAAGAGTCTTCAAAGCTATGTTGTAATAAATAATCTTTCGTAACAAAGTCTTCCCCACCTTCAAGAGCATCTAATAGAAAGTCATATTCGTTGGCATATTTATCATACAAAGGATGATTGTCCATGCGGTCTTTTATACCAGGTAATTTGTAACCCATACGAGTACCCCCCAATTATTTTTGCCAAATTTCTGTTGCCTTACAATCGGCCTCTAGTGGAATCTTCCACATAAAATCCTTTACAAACGGATATTTCTCTTTGATTTTATTTTCCATACAATCCTTGACTAGACTTTTTATGTAATCTTGAGGGACGTCATTTCTGACTTCTAAGATGACTTCATCATGAACTTCTCCCCAGAAATTTACCTTATTTATGTATAAAGGGCAACTTATCTTTTTTCCAGCCCTTCTTACAATTACCTTTTCCGACCTTAGCCTCTCCATAATAGTATTGAGAGCCATCAAGAAAATGTCTGATGCAGTAGATTGGACGCATGTATTGACCGCTTTTCTGTAAACACTAGCATCCAACTTATTAAACCTTCTGATTCTTCCAGTAGCCGTCCTAATAAAAAGATTTTTTTCTACAAATGCATGGACTTCTTGTATCCAATTGTATATAGATTGCATTCCCTCAAAATAATCGTCAATAAATTTTTGTGCCGTTTCTGTATCCCAACTTCCATCAGGTAATTTCATTTTTAACCTCTTAGCGAGGCCTTCTGCAGTCATTCCATATAAAATTCCAAAAGTAATTGTTTTAGCACGTTGTCTGTAAGTTATCACTCCATGTTTCTTGTTTTCCTCATCCAACTTGATAAGTTCATCATATGGAATCTTAAATGCCTTTGATGCAACATAAGAATGGAAGTCAAGTCCAGAAACACAAGCTTCCAATATCTCCTCAGATTTAGCATAAGCGCCTGCAACCCTTACCTCAATCTGGGAATAGTCAGCAGACAATAAATAATACCCTGGCCTAGCCCTAAATAAAGCTCGCATTGCAGAATCTCTAGGAATATTCTGTATGTTTATCTGGTTTGTTTTTCCTAGTCCTACAACATCACTTCCACCAGACGAGGTCCTACCAGAACGAGTTGTATTTGTCTTGAAAGAAGCATAAACCAAATCTCCCTGCCGTCTTTGTTTAATCCCCTTGACGTATGTATTAAATTCCTTGGATATTTTCCTATAAAGCAAGAGTAATTTCGATAAAGTATGATTTTTTCCTTCCTCCGTCTCCATGAATTCCACTAAGACTTCTTTTTTCAAGGAAGTAAAGTTTAAGTGTGGGAAAAACTGATTATACACTTCTAGTAACTGAGGATTTGAATTAGGATTAATTTCACACCCATATTTTTTCTTATACCATTTTCCCTCTGGTGTATTTCGTATATGTCGGAGTAGGATTTCAACTTTAGCACTTAATTTTTTTTCCACCTTTTTCCACATTTCTTCATTGATTGTTATACCATTAGCTTCCATATCCCGCAACGCATTCTTAGCATCCATCACAATACTATAAATAAAGTCTAACTTGTTCTTCTTTACTTCCTGCAGCGCTAAAAAATATAATATAGAAGTTACCACACCATCACCAGCACAATATTTGTAAATCTCTTCTGGAGAAAGGAAATCAAGGTTTTTCTCCTTCTTTGCTCTCGCTTTTATTTCGCCTCCCCAGTGTGAAAGTTCAGGAACATATTCGTAGGCCAAAGAAGCCAAATTATACTTTTTTCTTCCTTGGTTAATAAGATAACAGGCATCCATAGGGTCGCCAGAGATTCGCACTCTAATTCCAGTATGCTTATAAATAACACCCGTATCGTACGTGGCGTTAAAAGCAACGGCCTTTGTTTTATCCAATGCCCTAGCCAAATCCGCAGTCCATTCTCCCGTATATATAATTACTTTTTCTTTTGGATACTCAAGCGTAAATTTTCCAGGACTGTATGTAGTTTCAGGTAGGCTTTGGAAGAAAGTAAATACAGTACAAATATGATTGCAATATTCTTTACCGTAAAACCAATCTAGTGCTGACCTACCTTTAGCATCAACCTCACATTTTGTTTCCAGGTCAAAAGTAACAATCTTCCCCTCGTATTCTTTTAATTTTTCTATCATTTCTTTTTCTGAGGAAACTTTAGTGAAGTAAAAATCAAAAGAAGATTGGAAATTTATCCCTGGAATTTCCCTAAATAAATTTTCAATTGTTTTGCCTTCATGCTTTAGGAATTCACCATAAGCTCTTTTTACAGATTGTTTATCGGGAGAACCAAAACTCCACTCTACATGACGACGGATGTAATAGGCTGGATGGTAAATACATGCATAGAATTTTCCGTCTTTCTGAATAACTTTTCCGTGCGTTTCTTTTAACTCCAAGCCGAGGATTCTTTTCACTGCAAACTGACCTAATAATATAAATAGATTTCCTTTAAATCTATCTAATTCATGTTTATGAAGTTTAAAACATCTCTTGGCCGTAGGCTCTAATAGTTTTTCTCCATCGGGAAAGCACTTTACTACATTAAACCTGTATGTATCTTTCCTTTCAATCCCAAATTTTGCTAGTAACTTAAATATGAATTCTCCACTCATTCCAACTAAATTGTCCCCCTGAATAGATTCCTGTCTTCCAGGAGACTCACCTATAAGACAGACTTTCCCTTTTGGATTTCCTCTAGTAGGAACATATTTATTAGCCACGAATTGACATTTAAAACAAGCTTCTGTTTTAGGCATCTGTAGCCTCCTCTAAATATTTATCCTGAGTAAAGGCCATTAAATCTTCCACGTAAAAGATATTACAACGACCGCCTTTGGTATATCTTCCAGCATCCACCTTGACCGACATATCTGGAACAAAAGAAGAGTCAGAGTCTGCAGACCTTTCCCTATGAACAATTACAATTGTATCTGAGTCAGATGCTCCTGCACCTGTCCACGCAATATCAAAATAGTTCATGTTCTCTGCTTTCTTTATATCTATCTTCTTTGGCTGGGCGATAGCTACAATAATAGCATTTAAGTCTATAGTTAGAACTTTTAGTGTTTTATAAATATTTTCAATGGCCTCTACTTTTGTTTGATTTTTTGGTATATTTCTGACCATATACTGGACATTATCAAAAACAAAAAATTTCACCCCATATTTATGGTGTACATCCCTAAATGTGTTTTCTAGTTGTTGTGGAGTTAAAGTCCCCTGGAAGCCTAAGTATAAGGGAATATTCTTCATGACAAAATTGAGTAATTCTACCTTTCCTACCGACCTTCCTATCCCATAATACATGCCAACAGCCATGTTTAAAATAACCTGCGGAGGCATTTCCATACAATAAAATAATGTAGGAATACCATTCAACGCATAATATAAAGCTAAAGACAAACTAAACGTAGTCTTACCCACTTTAGGTAGGCCTGTTAAAGTAATTAGCTGCCCTTCTCTAAAACCAGAGTTTAAAATTTTGTTAAATGATTTGAGATAAGTAGGATAGTATTCAACGTTAGTTTCTTCTATGGCTAAATCTACTATATCCTTCGGCGTATAAATAGACGGGATTTCAGGAGACTTGGCCTGGGTCTTCAATCGTCTAACTGCATCTTTCCCATATTTCTTATAATAGTCGGCTAGGTCACATCCCTCTGGGATAGGAAGGATATAGCACCTATACCTTCCTAACCTTTCCAACCATTTCTCTATTCCCTTTTTCCCAGCTTCGTCACCATCAAAGGCTAGATATATTTTTTCTGCTTTAGAAAGCAGCTCAACCCAACGGTCATCTATAGAAGTAGCTCCATTAGTCACTCCAACAGCGTTCGTAAACCCACAGGCAAAAGCAATTATAGTATCCTTTTCACCTTCACATAGAATAATTTCCTTCGCTTTTCCTGTATGCAATACCGTCTCTCTAAAGAGCATGTTAGGAGCATCTTTTAACTTCTTATACTTTCCTTCTGACTCATCCTCTCCAAACCACACTCTTAATTTTATATCATAGAGCTGGGGATTTCTACCGCCTTCTAAGTCAACAAAGTGGGGTATAACTAAGTACTGCCTTCCTTCTCTCTCCAGATAGCCTAGCTTAAACAATCTAACAATTTTTTCACTAATGCCCCATTCATCTAATAATATCTGGAGTAAGTATGCGTTCTTTTTCTGTAATAAATTTGCGTGTGCTCTTTCTACAAGTTTATAATTTTCCTCTGAGACAGGTTTTACCTTCTTTCCTTTAGGTCCACTTACACTTTTAACTAAACCTAAGAGTTTCTTAAGTTTAAATAAATTGCCTGAGATATTATCGCTAGTATGGTGATTGGCATGTTTACAATCCCATAAACCATTAAATTTATTAATATAAAATTTCCAGTCAGATAGCTTACATATAGGACACGTCTTAACTACAATTTGGGAGTCCGTTTCTCGATACTCCCAACCCATAGCTTGAACAAAATCAAGAGGAGACTCTTGCACAACTACACCCTCCTATTTCAGAACCGTATTGACAATTCTTATTTTATGGAAGCCTAATCTGGAGAATAAAGACAAAACCTCACATTCGGTGAAAAGTTCGGAGTGAGGAAGTATCCATAGATAGGGCTTATATCTAATTATAAAACTCTTTAGTTTTTCTTCTAACTCTTGAAGCAAAGAAGAACTAAGAATGATTCCTAGCTTTTTTAGTTGATAACCTTTGGAAACAGTAAGGTAGGCACACTCCCAAAAGCTAAACCCTAAATTTTTATGTGGAAATATTTTTATTAATTGTTTCTTGACAAAACATCTGGAAAAATGAACCTTTAAGAAAGGTTTTTTATTATCTCTTTTACTATCTCTTATATGTAGAAGTTTCTTATGGGCACTACTTATAGTCTCTTTTAAATTGTCGAGGTCAGGATATAAAAAAGTGGGTTTATTCCTGCAAGTATAAAGCATCAATTTTTCTATAGCAATCAATGATGCTGGGATATAAGAAAAGTTATCAGAGGTATTTATTAGAAGACATAGATAGTATATTCTAAATGCATCTTTCCTTCTCAATTTGACCTCTTCTGTCGCTTTACAAAAAATAGGAAGGAAATCCCTAGGAAGAGCTGCATAACTACTTCCTTCTCTTTCCAGAATGTTCAGAGCTACTGGAATTACTTTATCAGAGAGAATATGTTTTGGAGTTGGAGTGAAATAAGGATACTTGTTTTTGTAATATTCTAGCGACTTTTTTATTACGGCAGTAAAGATTTCAACATCTTTTAGGTTAGGATACTTTATGAGTAGGTCATATATTTGTTTCTCACTTATGAGACTTCTTACTTCGTCTTGCGGAAAGTTTGACTCCCAGATTTCTTGCAGCAAATTCAAATAGTTGCGTATGATTCTGGGAGATAATCTCTGTAACAACATTGACCAAACTCCTTATCAAAATGTTAATAGGTATTCCAACCTCACTGCTTAACCTTCTGAGTTTATCTAAAGTCCTTTTCTCTAACTCCATTTTAAAAGGTAATAAATAAGTATTTGAATCTGGAGTTGGAGGCAATATAGGCGGATTACAAGTATCCTTCAATGCCTCCAGAAATAGTAAGAAGACAAAGTCTCTAAACGATTCATACTCCTTTTCTCTGAATTTACTCATAACATTCTAAAATCAAGGCCACCTTATTTAAAGGTGGCCTTTGTTTCCTTAATCCTGTTCTATTGTTTCTTGTCGATATTCTAACACATGAACAACACCATCATGTTCCAGACTCAGAGATACTTCTATTAATCCTTGGTCTATTGCATCGACCAAAAGTGAGATAAGTCTAGCGAGTTTTGTTCCTTTTCCTGCTGGTCTAAGTTTATCCCTTTCCTCTACTTCCTGCGGTTTAGTTTCAATTACCTCTTCCACTTTCTCCTCTACTTTTTCTTCCACTTTCTCTTCCACTTTCTCCTCTACTTTCTTTTTAGACTTGGGTGTAGCTTTCTTCTTAGTTGCCTGTTTTTGTTTTGTGGTTTCTTTCTTCGCAGATGCCTTCTTTTTCGCAGGTGCTTTCTTTTTAGCTGGTTTCTCTAATTCATCTGGGTCTAAGATAGGTTCAGGCTCTACAGGCCCAGAAGTTTCCTCTGACCCATCTACCTCTGGAGAAGGAACGTCAGGTGAAGTCTCTATTTTCACCTCGTTTTCGTCCGCTTCTTCAGCAGGAACAAAATCGCTACAACCAATCTCGTCTGGATTGGTGTCCTCGGATACCCCTTGGCAAGCTCCTTCTTTAAAAAAGATACACTCTCCACATCTTTTTGCCATATTTTTACCTCCTATTCATCTTTGTTTTCTAAGGAAATCTTACGATATTCTTTCAAGGCATTCCCTAGACTTGTACTTACCTTTCGTGCTTGTCTTGCACTAACCTTAGTCCCTTTTGTTTTGTAAAGGGTGTGGTAAGTTACGAATTCATGCCACAGACTTACACATTCTTCAAACTTTGCATCAAGTTCTGGTATCATAGCTAAACCTCCTTAAATATAATATTGTTAAAATGGAACATCGTCATCTTCAAACCCAAAATTGTCCTCATCCGAACTATCCTCACCAAAGTCTTCCCCTTGAAGTGATGGAGTTTTAAAACCATTCTTCATCACCTCTGTATCCCAGGGAGTGACCGCTGAAACATAATGGACGTAAGTTACTACAAAAGGAATCTTGTTTTGTCCATCTATATTAGGTAATATTTTCAGACGGACAGTACTATCGGTTTGCATGTCGTTAGCTGGAACAAAAAGAGGGAAGTCTTTCTTTAGATACAATAAAGTTAGAAGCTCGTGAGGATTCCTGATATCATACCTCAAAATCCTTTGATTGAAAAACTTTGAGGTATCTATTGGCTTCTGAATATAATCCGCAGAATAAGATGGATAATCCTCACCTTTCTTTTTCTTCAATACTACAACTCCACCATTTGTTAAATGCGTGGGAGATGGACTCCACCTCAAATCTGGGTCGGTCTCAGATACCTTTTCAATAATGTACTTAGAGACACGAATAGGCCAATTAAAAAGCACTACCTTTTTGTTAAACTTTGCATTAGACTCACAATTTAGAACTAGCGCATAACTCCAGACTTGTTTTTTGAAGTAGGCCTTCCTCCCCTCGTTTTCCTTCCCAGCATCAAATAACTTCGCTGCCTTCTCACAATGAATACAATCATAACCAAAAATCTTTTTGATGCAGGGAACATAAGTCCCAGAAGAACTTAACTCTTGAGTAAAGTCATTCAATCCTTCCCACATACCTAAAACCTCCTGACTTAATTTTTTTGTTTAACCCAATTACCCATAACCTATGTATAGTATATATGTTTACTAGCTAGTTGTCAACCCCTTCTTTTACATTTTTTAAAATTCCCCTAAATATTTTAAATAAATCTTTTTTCATGGCTTTATACTCGGGGGTATCTGGAGAATAGAGATAGGGTCTGAATAGGATTCCGTGTAACGGCCTTCCTAAATGGTCGTGGACTGGGTAAGTTATCGTTTCTTCTATTTTTGAAGATAGAATTGTAAAAGATGTCGTGGAAATATCTTGAATAACTAGAGTATCAGAAGCAAAGTCAGAAGACAGAACCGCATAGTCCGACACCATCATACACACGTGTGGAGGTACAAGAATACCACCAACCGACATTATGTAAGGAGAGCATAGAATGTCACCGCACATAAATGTCTCTGGGTTGATAATTGGAAAATATGCAACATCCTTTCGTTTAACACATTTAAGAAGGATATATGCTAGAAATGCCTGCATCCTCATGTTTAACAAAAGTAAGTCATCCCAATCTTCCGCAGCCCGTCTTGTATTCATTAAGAGAGATGGGTAGGTCAAAATTCCACTTTCTATGAGTACACCTAAAACGGACCCTATACAATCTGTTCCTACTCCAGGCACCAGCATGTATCTTTTTGTAGGTGTTCTTTTCCAACGTAGCGCAGTTCTATATAATTCAATTTTCAACTCAGTAGAATTAAATAGCTCCTTACATGCAAGCTTCTTGTCTGGTTTAAGGATTTGATAATGATGTAACAATACCTCTAGTAAATTTTTGTTGTATCCAACTATTTTTACTTCAACGGGCGTTACCATAACAACTCTTCCTTTATCTTTTCTACTATATCTCCTTTCTCAATTAGGTTAACATAGTCCTTATCATATCTCCCTTCCTGATAGACCTTACCATTGTAAGAAAAATTTGGGAAAACATCAGATTCAGAACCCTTCTTCGTCCAAGCACTTTTGTTGTTTAGTTTGGCCAGGCCTAATAGCGAAGCTAAAGGCAAAACGCCAGCATACTTATGGACTGGATTTTTAATGAAGTAAACAGGAAAAAAGGTTTTATTATGTATTATCCCATCTCTTGTCTTTTCCACTTCAGCCAAAAGCCAATATCCCATTATCTTCCCGTTCTTATTTATCTTACCATAGTTCATCAACTTTACACCATCATCTCTATAGTAATCTATTGCCACTCCAGTTGTTTTAGACTCACCGCTACCGAATTGAGATGGATTATAAATTATATGATTAGTAGCAATAATCATTGTCTTTTCATCAAGTATTCCTGTAAGTCTCCTCAACGTTTCATGCCATCTTTTGGCCCGCCTTCCTTGGTCCTCTACCAACTTTATTTGTTCTGGGAAGGAAGGAATGGAATCAATAAAAAAGATAATTGGCGGAGAGTCTTTCAATATCTTACGTCCAATATTCTCCACTACTACTTCTTCTTTCAACGCACTCTTCTTCTGCTCCCTCTTCTTCTCATCCTTCTCCAGAGCATCTATCCTCGCTAGCCTAAATCTAAACTCTATATTGTGTAGAATTTCCAGTATTTTTTCATAACAATGGATGATTGTTGGGATAGTCTTTTTTGGAACTATTATAAGCCTATCCAAATCAAGACCTAAACTTTTCATTCTTGCATAATTCTTATGTGCGTTTTCTCCATCCAGAATTACAGCTATCGCATTATCGTACTTTCTATGCAGCTCTCTAATAACTTGTAGTCCGATTAAGGATTTTCCCGTTTTAGAAAGGCCATACAATTCATGAATGCTACCGAAGGAAAATCCGCCATATAACATCAAGTCTAGGCCCAAAACTCCTGTTGAAACTTTTTCTTGACTCCCTTCTGAGGTTGAAGCTTTTCTTAATTCTCCTACAATAGTTCTTACATCTACTTTACCCATCACCAATCTCTCCTGAAAGTTTTGCTAAACCATACATTCCTATTAACAAAGAATCTGAAATTCCATCATTATTTTTTATTTTGGTTGACAAATGAGGAAACAAACTCTTTGCCCTGGACAGGGATTGTTGCTTTAAGTATTTTCTACGTTTAGTTTTATCAGTAGCTTTCTTTCTAGGAACTGTAATTTTGTGATACTTCTGCCACTCTTTCGGAGTGACATTAATAACTGGAATGTCAAATATTATGAAAGGTGCAAAGTAGCATCCATTGGTAAAACCATAATTAAACATAGAAACAACGCCCTGACCAGAGTATGCTTGGCCTTTCTCAAAGAAACAAACAGGCCTTACCCTATACTTTGTTTTAGTGTATAAAATCAATCTTTTTAACTTATTAATTAAGTCAACCATATCATCGGATGGTTTTAAACCGAAAACATCAACAACTTCTGGAAAGCCAGAATCTTCTCTGGCTAGTATAGCCAAGCCTCCTGACTTTCCAGGGTCCACACCAAAAACTACCGTATAACTCACCTTTACATCCTCTTTTTATGCTTTCCAGACATAATATCTTTAACAACCTTACGTGAATCTACGTTACTTACAATTGAAATTCCTGTAATCGCTTCAATATATCCTTTTTGTATTTCCTCGGGAATCTCAAATGTAATCATTATATCGTCGGCTCTCACTGCAGGAGATGCATCCGTCTGAAATAAAGGCGGTAAGTAAGGCGCTAATTGTAATGTTACACTATTTTGTTTCGCTACAGGAACAATCAATAACGGATTGTCTATGCCACCAGACTCGTGTAACTTACCTACTACCAACTCCTTAGTAACCAACTTCGCTCCTATAATCTTACTCATTTTTCCCCTCCTTTGATTCTTCTTCTGGTTGTAAAACCTTAATTGGAGGTTCAAGCTTAGAATACCTATCTATAACTTGAACAATCCCCTCCCTAATCAAATCACTCCTATTCCTACAAAAGTTTTCTTGAATACGGTCCAGTGCTTCCTTCAATTCCGCTGGAAGCACTACGTTGATAACTACAGATTTTTTCTCGTTCATAGTAAATCTCCTCCCTGCTTTTTGTGTGCAAGATATACACAAAACTCCATCTTGTCAACCATTTTATATGTATATCAGACCAACATATAAGTTGGTCTGATATTTTACTAATTACATGCCGAATATCCGCAGTCTGGGTTTAAGCATGTGCCACTTCTACAGGAACCATAGCCTACACGGAAGGTTTTTTCACCACAAGCAGGGCAAACTTGGAGGGAGCTTTTATCTATCTCTTCATCCTCACCAGTACTGTCAGTTTCCTTAAGTTCTTTGGCTTCTAGTAAGTAGTTTTCTAACAGATATCCGATAGCACCGAAGACATCATTCACGGAAACGCTTTTGTTTTTGTCTGGGAGATAGAGAAAGAATCTGTCCCCACCACAAGTATCCAGAACTTTTATTATATCCTGGATAGTAACTCTATCCTTTTGCAGCACTTTTGATACTATTCTTCCCAAAGTTCGCAAGGCAATTGAAGAGAATGTATCCAAGGGTGTAAGGTCAAGGAAAATTTCTTTAAGTTCTCCATCCCAGTGGTTTCCTCTAAGGTATAAATTACCCCGAGGAGTCTTAACCTCTAATTGAAGTCCTGTCCTAATAAAAGGCCTTATCTTATCTTTCTTCTCTTCCTTTTCTGTATCTTTACCAAAATCAACTGGAGCCATGTTTAAACATCCATCTCTAAATACAGTCACACCTTTTAATTTATGGTGATAAGCTGCAACAAATATCTCTTCCACATCTTTCGGAGTAGCGTCATTAGGGAGATTGTAGGTATAGGATATTCCCATGCATATATTGTCTTGACCTACTGCGTGCATTTCCATTTTTCTCTTCCAATCTAATTCCAATTCAGTTTTTAACACATTTTGCACTTTTCTCGGAAACTCTTTTAAACCATCAGCCCTACCTTTATTGTTATAAATCTTTTCAAGAAGTTTCTCGTTGAAGTCAACACCATACCTCTCACAAATAATCTTCAAGGGCTCTGGGTAAACAGTCCATGTATCTCCACTAGAAGTGTGTTTCTTCCAGCACAAAGAAAAATGAGGAACAAAAGAGTAAGAAGCACCACATGAAAGTGCAGTAGAACCAGTAGGCGCAATACAAGTAACTAAACTATTTGCTATTCCTTTCTTCCAGTCGTAATAAGTATCGCCAACAATTTCCTTAAACTCCTCTATCTTTGAGTAGTATAGTCGCCCTAGAATATCTTCCATGTTATGCCTGGAAGAGAACTTAAGCGGTTTTAATAGTGGATTGTTGCTATAATCTTTCTCCTGGGCAAAATACATAGAGTAATGATATGCCCTATAAGTTAGGAAGCTACATATTTTTCTAAACAATTCTATTGCTTCATCTGAATCATAAGGAATTTCCTTGAGAATTAGAACGTCTGCGTAGCCTATCAATCCCAATCCAATAGGAGCTAGGCCTTCCATTAAATATTTAAAATTCTTATGCGGATATGCAGTCTTCTGTAAAATCCTATTTAAAGCTAACACACCATACTTTATATAATAATCAAATAACTTCCAGTTTATTTCGTAATCTTCAGTCAACACCTTCACTAAGTTAATATGACCTAAATTACAAACAAACCAGTCTGGGCCTGAGACCTCGCCACAGTTCCCCGTACAAATGCCATTAAATACTAAAGCATGATTTACAAACTCAGTTGTATCAAATACAGGCTCTCTTCCCACATACTCTATGGCTACCACTGTATCCTCTCGCTCATTTGTTACAGTTGGAAGCCCATCCAAGTATTCTGTAATCTCATCATAATAACGTGAATAAGGAACACCTATGTTCTCGAGAAAATTGTTAATATCAATATCATCTTCTATTTTTAGTACATGAGTTGTCTTTTCTATTACACCGTTAAGAACTGGTTTTACTATCTTTTTCCTTGCACATCTTCTACTAAATATACCAAAGTAAGTAAGCAAGACTTGCAAATCTTTCAAAAAACTCTCATGTGGAGAAAAAATCTGTAAACAAAGAGATTGCTTTTCTTTACTTACAGTCCCTTTTCCTGCGAAGTATCCCACTATAAAGGCAGCTACCATTCGTTTCGTTCCAGACCAGACAACTTCTGGAATAGAGTATCTTGTTTCTTCAAAAACACCACAACTCTCTACAAACTCCTTAAGTTTCTCAGACGCAAGAATCTTCTTAACAACTCCCTTTTTAGAATCCTCTTTTTCAACCCATTTGGCATTCTCATCAATATATTTACGTATATAAGACAATAAAAGTTGTTCTAACAATATCTTTTCAGATTTGGTACGAATACAAAAACCTGCCTTTGAGTCATTCATATAACCATCAGCGATGAAAAAGCCTAAGATAAATCCCTTAGCATAGTCCTCATCAGTCCCTTCTGGAAGGTCAATGCCTCCGCTATAAATCCACACTTTGTCGCCGACATTCATATCAGCTAACTTTATTTTACCTCTATTTGTGTAAAAATCATGCCATCTAGTAGCTTTTAGTTCATATCCAGCTTTAGTCCTTACCAACCAAACATCTGCCTCTTTTGAAGTCATAAATACAGGAACAGCCTTAAAGTACTTTTTATCTTCATCCCCAGATTGCCTAATATCCTGAACCACAACTAAATCCTTCCCCGAACGATATAAGTCTATTATCCGCTTATACCCCCATACAGTTAGCAATCTGGAGTCAGCAGTTACGCACGGGTTGGTTGAAATAATATCACCATAAGCTGGGTCAGGATTATCTATATTCATTCTATCATAAAATAATAAACCTGGGTCTCCACATTCCCATGCCTTGCTAAGAATTATCTTCCATAGTTCTTTACCATCAAATGTCTTTCCTGCATACGCAGACCTCTCTCCTATTGGAGATTGATACGGTATTTGCGCATCCCCATCACCTAATACTGCGTCCATAAATGCATCTGTTACACAAACTGATATATTCATGGAAGTAAACTTACTTCCTGTATTATCTTTAGCTAAAATAATATCCTTACAATCAGGATGATTAAACATCGCTGATATCAGATTGGCTGCCCTCCTACTTTTTCCTCCAGACTTGACTTGTTCAGCAATTTCCTGAACGACTCTTAGATACGATAAAGGTCCTGATGCCCTTCCACCGCTGGAGATAGGAGCGTTTCTTTCTCTTAAACGAGTTATTGGAATTCCTGCGCCACCACCATCTTTATATATAGTCGCAACTGTACGCCACATTTCAGTTATGGAATCCATAGAATCTTCAAGACCTGTTATAAAGCACGCACATAAACACTTTCCTGGGTCTCCAGCATTCATCATAGCTGGTGTATTCAGTCTAAAGACATCGCCTTCAAGCATTTCAAAGTATATTCTCCTTTCCTCATCAATATTCCCCAAATAAGTAGCTATCCTCTTATGACATTCTGTTATTGTCTCTCCAGGATTCAAATAGAGTTTTTCATATACTTTTTGTTTAACTGTCTCCATTCATAACCTCCTTCCTACTTTTTAACTTACTTAGCAATTTCCTCAATAATAGATATGTATGCCGACGGTCCCACAGTAAAGCTATCGGAAACGGCGATACCTTCTACTCTTACCCACTCTACTGGAATTCCATCATCGTCATTACAACGTCTTGCGTCATCAAAGTCTTTCAAGTAGGCCATAGGACCTAAAACACATAACCTTTCTTTCTGTATGTCTTGACTATCCATAAAAACCCCCTACTAAGCTGGCGTACCTCTAATAATTAGAGGCGGTATAATTCTTACCTCTAAGTCATTCCCTGCTTCCCTGGGATGGAAAAATACATCACAACCAGTAAAATATTGAAGTGCACTATCTGATGTATTTAAGCATATAGGACCTGCACTCTCCGACTTCAACGAAACAGACTGCTTTATCCTTGGAACTCTTCCCGCATAAAGTGAACATAACTTATACCCAATACTATTTGGAAAAGTAACTTCTTGAAGTACCGATTCAGTTCCGCCAATAGTAGAAAATATTTGCAATACTCCTTCTGGGCATAACTTCCTTAAAGAGTATCTATCAGTTGCATTTGTAACTTCCACCCTAAATTCGTATGGAGTATTGTGGATATAGTATAAAGCCAGAATATAAACTCTTTTCATGGGAGTAGGGAATAAATACGTTCCCGAAACACCACCTAAAACCCCATTAAATTTAATTAAAACTGTATTTGGCCACACGGTATCTAACACTACATCTACCCATTCGGAGTGAGTCCAAGTAAACTTTTCATAAATATCTTTAGCATTATTAAATACTTCAATAAGTTCCATAGACCCATCGACAGAATGAGGAAACAAGTGTGGGTCAGTGCGGACAGGAACTTGTGCACATTCCCACCAACTCAAATTCCCTAAAAACGGATTATACTTAAATGGCATACGTACCCCCTTATGCTCCAGTATGACCAAAGCCACCTCTGGAAACTGTCTCTGTCTCCTTTTCTGTAAAAATAATTTCATATTTATAGCACATACGTTCTACCACTCTAAATTGTGCTATTCTCTGTCCCAGCCTCAACGTAGTCCCCCGTGTAAAATATGCTACCAATCCCCAAATGTCCTCGTCACCTCTAAAATCATTATCAATCACACCCATAGAATTTCCTACTAAAATCCCATGTTTAAGAAATAACGAACTTCTGGGAAGGAGATGAGCTTCGTAAGGTTCAGGGAGAGCTATAGAGACACCTAAATTCAAAACGCATCCAGTCCCTTTCTTAAAACTATACTCGTTGCCGTGTACCTCGTAATCTTTTCCATGAAGTATAGAATCTTTGCTTGCTGGATGTATTCCACAAAAACTTAAATCAATCCAATCGCCATGCATTTCTACTCTCGCAAAATCTGAATGGGTTTTGATAGCTATAATTACTGGTTTCCTAAGACCTACCTTTATAGTCCTCTCTGTTTGTTTTACCATTTTACACCTCCACTTTCATATTTATTTTATCATAACAATCTTTGCATAGAAAAAAGACAGTTATTAAAGGATTGCTGCCTTTAAGTAGGGCCGATACAATATACCAATCTTCCTCCATATTTTTAATTGCTTTCTCACACCTTTTACAAACCATCTGTTCTTGAAATCTTCCCTTCTGTTCAGCGCTAAGCTTTATAATATTTTTAACTTCCATTGACATATTTTGCATGGTTTACTCCTCTATCTCTAAAATAGGTTCTCCCTTTTTTAAAGTTGTTGTACCTCCATGAAGGTGAAAGAGAACAGCCTTCAATTTGTCAGGTTGAAAATCCACTAAATAAAATATAACCCTCTTCTTCCTCCAGATATAAGAGCTCACCCTCACACATTTACCTGCAGGTATATCATCCGTAGATGTCAACCTTACAGTAAAAATATCTTTTTCAAAGATTTCCCAAGTATCTTTTGAACTTCTGTGTGGGGGTAGAGAAGTTATAGTTCGTAAATGTAACTTCATTGTTTTACTCCCGTTTCTTATTTAGTCTAATTTCCATATAGTCTTTATGGAATGAATAAGCATGAATACCTTTAGATGAGTAAGCTATTGGACCAGGATTCACTCTGGGAAGAAAAGTTGCGACGTACTGATTGAGTAGGGCTATTCCACCGATATTTGTAGGCCATCCGCCAACAGCATCCCAGGAACGGAATACAACATCTGTCTGGAGATAAAAGTTACCGTTATCGTCTTCTATAACTTTAAACCCAATACCCCTAAGACATGGACTTGTAAGCCTCTCTGTTTCGTCTTTATATGGGACTTCATATCCCAGATTTAATTCTGGATAACCAACGTTAATGTAGCAATGCTCGTTTCCATACCCGTGCTCTTTAAAATGATGTATGACCCACTCAATCATATTCGGAACTGCAATTCCTCTTCCTAATAAAGACAGTAGCTTCTTTTCCTGAGACGTATAAAACTTTGTAATTGTGTGATGGATAGGGGGCATTCTAAGTTCTCCACCGACTAGAAACGTCCCATATTTGTAGTGTTCATTTTCCGCAGTGACTCCGTTCAAAAGATAGTTTAAAAAATATTCTTCAATCTCCTCTTCAGATGTAGGTGCTGGAAGTCCAAAGTTTGGGGGAACATAGGGACACTTAGGTTCGTGAGGATTGTGAATATAGCCCGCAATGTAATCCAACGAATACCTTGCCTCACCTTTGTAAGAACCTGACGTTATCTCGTATTTTTTACCATAAGTATAAATAGCATTCAATATGTCAAACCAAGCATCATCCACCGTATAGTTTTCTAAGAAGATTGGTTTAAATTTTTTCATCCTCTACCTCCTTCTGTCAATTATCTCTACAAATAAGCTCATCCTCTAATTCATCAATCTTGTTACGTATAGCTATCCTTACTAACATATCCTCCTCTTCAGCATACCACCTTTGTAAAAATCTTATTATGTTTTGCAAGTAATCGTTTGGAATACTGGAGACAGGAAGAACCTGTCCCCGTGCGTTTATCCAATACCCTGGAACAAAACATTCCATCCTACACCTCCTTCACTTACCACATACAATCTTTAGCTATATCTACCAATCTTAAAAAGACTTCATCCTTCACCTTTTCTTTTGGGTCTAACTCCTCGTAAGGAACAAGGTCTGGGTGAATCTTTTTAGATGGGTCGTAAACTGGACCATACTTCCAACCCATTTCAAAATACTTTGACATCCATGAATCGTGTGCTTCTTTAAAGTCCTGAAATTTCCTTTTCCCCGAACATAAATCAGTTATTAACTCAACAAATTGTTCCTTAAACTCAGGTTCTCTATCTTCCCAGGGAGCAGGAACTACAGGACAACCTAAACACTCTGCATGTAACCTTGCAGCCTCATACACAAACTTTGCTCTTGCTTCATTTGTATTCATATTAAAACGCTCCTCTTTTTAATAGTTCCTCTTCAACCTCTTCTATTTTTTCTAACAATGTCTTTTTATCCCAGCTACCAGATAACTCCTTCCGTTCATACTGCCTTTTAAGAAACCTCACGATGTTTTGTAAATAAGAGGTTGAAATATCGGATAAATTATAGACCCTTCCTTTTTTATCAATCCATTTACCCCGAGCCATCAACATTCCACCCCTCCAACCTTATTTATTCCCCTTTGATTTTCTGGAAGAGAGGAGTAAAGTTGTTTCTTCTAAAACTTTTTTCTTTACCTTCTCTACCTTACCTACATTCTTTGTGCTTTTGAATTTCGCCTTTCTTGAGTTTGAAATATCTCTTTTAACTTCATTAGGGGATTGTGTGTGAAGTTTTTTAAAGGTTTTAGTGCCTAAATTCATTCTAAACGATTCTTTGTTTTCTAATAGGCTAGCATATTTGAGTTTTCTTTTTTTCATAACAACCTCCTTGTTTTAAAATTTCTACCTTAAAGCCCCCAAAAGGCCTCAAGGAATCTACCATAAACTCCTTCCCGCAAGGACATACAGCTTTATACACTGTCTTTCCTGAGACCACATCGACAAAATAAGACGTATGTCCTGTAAGCGGTCTATGGATTCCTAACACACATAAGAGTTTACCTAAAAACATAACTAAGCATCCTTTGTTTTTAGTGCTTGCCTTAACAATTCCAGCGGAACA